TCCCGAGGTAGAAGCGCCCGCGCTGCACGCCCACGGTGCCGCCGGTGTGCTCGAGCAGCACCTGGTTGAGCGTCTCCACCACGCCGTTGACGCCCGAGTGGTCCCAGATAAATCGCGGCGCGGCACTCAAGTTGAACTTCGGCCACGGGTACCCCGCGCGCACCGCCGGGAACTTGTTCACCAGGTCGATAAACGATGCGTTCATCGCCCCCTTGGGCCGGTTGAATTCGTCCTTGCCGAAGCCCTTCTTGATGAGCGCCCCGGAGAAGGTGAAGTCGAGCGCCCCACTCACCGCATGGTGCAGCACCCGCCGCATCTCATCCGCGCCACCGAGCTTCGCCGCCAGGTCCGCCGGCGGCAGGTGGTACAGCAGATCGGGGTCGAGTCCCCGGTTCCGGAGTTCGTCCCGCAAGTTCGCCACGTACATCCCCGAGCGCGCGGTAAATTCCTGCGCCCGGTTGAACAGCGTGAGCGTGTTCTGCACCTTCGGATTACTAATGGCGTTCAGGATCCGATACTTGCTGACCTGGTGCGGGGTCGGCTCGCCGTAGTTGGTGGCGCCGAGGAAATGCGCCGCCTCCTCGGGAATCCCTTCCAGCAGCTTCAGCGCCGCGCGCCGCTCCGCGCCCATTGGCAGGTTCGCCAGGTACGTGGTGCTGTCGAAAATCTGTTCCCACTGCGCCTGTCGCGCGTGCCACGGCATCACCCAGCCGTCGGGACGCAGGATCGGCGTGTACCGCAGCAGGTCCCCGGCCTTTTGCAGGTGCTTGAGCGCCCGGCCGGGACGCGCCAGCGTGGTACTCGCCACCGCCGACCCGAGCTCGTCGAACATTTCCACGCCCCACCGCGCGTTCACGGTCCAGAAGTTGCGCGCCGCCGTCGCCCACTGGCTGAGCATGAAGGACCGCGAGCTCGCCTCGAAGGTGTCGAACGAGCCGCGCTCGCTCTTGGTCAGGTCGTTGAGCAGCATCACCCGGTCCCACGCGCGGGTGGGCGCGACGATATCCTTGAAGGTGTCGATCGGCGCCAGGTCGCCGAGGCGTCCGAGCTGGCGGCCGCCGGCGCCCAGGATGAGCGCATCCTCGAGCTCCCCGCTCGCGCCGGTGATCCCTTCGATCGCGCGGATCTCCGCCTTGTTCTTTTGCTTCCACACGCTGAGCGCGGCGAGGAAGCGGCCGCTCTCGGTCGCGGTTTTCGTCAGGTGCGCGGCGATCTGCTGGTTGATCTGCCGCTCGCTCATCCCCTGCTGCTTCATCGCGGTCTGCCAGGACTTCATGGCGCCCCAGGAGCTCGGGGACCGGAGCATCAGCTGCTCGGCGATCTGCCGATTCAGCCGCGTGAAGCTGTTCTGGGTCGGGTCGTCGAGGATGCCGTGGCCGTTGACGTCTTTCAGCACGTCATTCAGCGCCGCCACCGTCATCCCGACTACCTGCTGTTCGCTCGGCAGCGGGATAGACGCGGCACCGGGCTGAAGGATGCCGCCTGGGCCAGCGGTAACTCCCTTGCCCTTGAGTGCAGGGGGAACCTCGGGTGCCACGACGATACGGCCAACTCCCTCCACCCAGTCGGTGCGTCCGTCATAGAGAGCGAATAGCGCACCAACGGGATCCTGTGGTCCCGCGGCAGTAGCTTGTTCAATTCGTGCGACAAGCGCATCTCGATGGGCATCCTTGAGAGGAGACGCCCGAACCGTCTCGCGCGCCGCCTTCTGTGTTGCCACGGTTGCTGCTTGGACTTCCACCCATGCCATGCGGGCATTGCCGTCCTCCAAGTATTGCTGCGCGCGCACGTACCACGGCTCCGTATTAAATTCCGCCTTGTGCGTGCGCAGGTAGTCGGTCATCGCCGGTGCATCGCCGGGGGCGCCCTTGAACTTGGGAATGCGGTCGACCATCCAGCCGGCGACAGCAGGCGGCACGGCGGTACCGGGTTTCGGCTTCTCCGTCCCGAGCCGCACCACGCCTTCCAGCCACGGACTGTGCACGCTGCCGCTCGGCTGCCATACCCGCACATCGCGCAGGCTCCCACCGCGTACCCCCAAGATCATCATCGGCAGGTCGCTTACCGTGCCCTTCAAGTCGCGGGTAGACGGTTCCGCCGATCCGGTCGGCTGGCTGTGGAAGCTACTCAGCACATCCCACCCGTTCGCGCGCGCCATCTGCTGCGCGGCCGCCACCACATCCGCCCCGATCTCAAACGTCTTCGCCGGATTCGCCGCGCGGTTGTCGCTCACGATCACCTTGCGAATGTTGCCCTGGGAATCACCGAGGATGAGGCCGGCCACTTCCTGCTCGCCGGCGCTTTCGACCTTCTCCTTGAGCGTCTGGAAGTCCGCGTCGTCGATCGCCAGCTCGCGGATGGCCGCGTTGCGCTGGTTGCGCTTGCCGGCGACGTCGCCCACCGCGCCCGTCTCGTCGAACAGGCTCGGGCCCTTGGGACGGGTGCCCTTGGGAATCTCCGCCGTGAGCCGGAACAGATCGGCCTCGTCAGCGAGCAGCGGCTGCTGGCGCGCGGCCTCGCGTACCTCCGGGAGCAACGCGGGCTGCTCCTCGGGCGTACGTACCGGCGCCTCCTCCTCAAGCTCAGGCCCCTTGAGCGGCAAACTCCCGGGCGTCCCGGGCCCCTCCGTCATCAGCGGCTGCTGCTGGTACTTGCCGAGCCCGCGTCGCTCGAGCTCCGCGCCGACCATCCCGGGACCGACCTCGTACCACGCGCCGTTGAATTCCTCCGGCGCCTCGAGGTTCTCGACCCCGCCGCCCAGCTTCAGATTCTCATGGAGCGCCAGCAACTCCTGATCGCTCGCGCCGCGCACCAGCTTCCGGGCCTCGTGCATCTCATCGGGCGCCCAGTCGCTGTGCGTGAGCGCCGGCGGCGGGCCCTCCTGCGGCCGCCGCACGCCGAACTTCTCCATCAGGTCGTTCGGCTGCCGCTGCCCGCCTAGCTGCTCGTGCAGGTTGCCCATCGGCGACTGAAAGTCCCGCCGGCTCCGAAACCCAATGTCCGCCAGGCGCTCATCGCTAATGAGCGACCAGTCGAACTTGCGCGCCACCGGATCCCACGCCTCGCCCATGGCCGTGGCGATCTTCTGCGCCGCCACCGCCGCCTTCCCCGGCCGGCGCGCGCGCCCCTGCAGGAAGTTATCGATCTGAGTGGCGATCTGGCTGCGCGTCATGCCGATGCCCAAGGCGTCGAACATCTTGAGGATCGGCGTGCCGGCGACGTGCGGGGACCACAGGACGTCCGAGGGCCCACCCACCTCCGACTGCTCGGCGGCGTGGGTGTCCAGCGCCCGCTCGTCGCGCAACCCGCGCGCCGGCGCTTCCGGCGCCTGGTACTGGAACTCCTGCAGGTCGCTCAGCAGCCACTGCAGCATCAGGCCGTTCTCGCGGGATACGCGGCCGGTCTGCACCGCGGGAAGGGCGTCCACGCCGTGCACCTGGAATTCCGGCAGCGTGCCGACGTCGCGGCCGTCGCGCATCCCGGTGGTGCTCGGCGGCACCCCCAGCTCCTGCTGCTCCGGCATCCGCGGCGGATTGCGCCCCTCGCTGAAGGCGCCGGCGTCCGGTGCCACCAAGGCCGGAGGGCCCCCGCGTTGGGGCGCGGGCGTCTCGAGCGTGCGCTCGAACGCGCTACCGAAGGCGCGTTCCGACTTGGTGGCACCGGGGTCGACCTCGGGCCCCATGTCGGGGATGAGCTCGGTGCGATTGAGCGGACTGAACTCGCTCGGACCCTTGGGCCCGTACGCCGGATCCAGCGGGGTATACCACCCCACCTCGCTCGGCTGGTCGATCGGTCGCGGGCTGGACGTGGTACGGATGTCCGTGAGAATGCCTTGTACCTGTTGAATCGTCGCGTCCACCGCGCCACGCTGCTTCAGCCCGGCGAGGAAGCCTTCGATCTCACTCAGCTGCCCGTCCATCGTGAGGGTGTCCGCGCGCGTGCCGAAGTCCTTGACGAAGCTGCCGGCGTACTGCTGCAGATCCGCCTGCGCCAGCGCGTTCGCTTCGGTCACCAGCCGCTGCAGCATCGCCGCACCCGCTGCCGGGTTGTCCTTCCCCACCTGCGTCGCCAGGTCGTAGATCGCCTGCGCGGCGCCGTTGCGATTCGGGCTGGTGCGCAGGTCGTTGAAGTGCATGTCCACGAGCGCCGGGTCGGGCAGCGCGCGGGCCGCCTGCACCGCATGCACCGCTTCCCCGCCCGCGCCGATCGCCGCGCCAAACGGGGCACCGAGCAGCGTGCTCATCCCGACCTCGCCGAGCTCCGGCAGCCGGTGGTCGCGGATGGTGGATTCGGCCACGGTGCTGGCGCCGGAGCTCACCGCGCCTTCGAGCGTGCTCCCGGCGATCCGCGCCACCGCCGGCGCCACGGCGTCCTCGAGCCCGGGCGCGAGCGCCGCCAGGCCCTTCCCGGCGTACTTGGCAACAGGTACCGCGTTAATCAGCCCCTGTACCGCCACGTTCGGCAGGCTGATCCCGTCATCGCGCGTGCCCGACCAGTTCTGGTAGCCCTCGCGCAGCGCTTCGCCCGCCATGCCGCCGGCGGCCGCGCCAATCGCCGTGCCCCCAGGACCGACCGAACTGCCAATGCTGCCGCCCATGACACTCGGCACCGCCACCAACCCCGCCTCGATCGCCATGTCGGTGTAGGTGGGCGTGCGCAGCTTGTCCGGCGGCGGCGCCACCGGGCCGGTCGGCGCCTTCTTCATGGGGCCCAGCTCGTACCCGCCCAGGTTCGGCGGCGGCACGCTCTCGGTACCGAACGAGCTCGGATCAATTACATTCCGCAGCTCCGGCTGCTCGGCAAAGATCGCATCCACCAGATCGGCGTTATTGAAGGAGTCGAACTCGCCGGGGAATTCCGCCTTCCACGCCTGCACTAAATCTGCAGTCGAGTAGGTGCGCTTCGGCCCGGTGGGAATCGGTGTGCGTAGCGGCGAACCCGCCGGCGCGAGCGGCGGCGCCTGCACCGGGCGGCTGTCCGCGCCGACGCGCGTCCGAAACGTCTCGCTCGTCGTCACCGACGGCTGGGGCGCGCGGGTCCGATCCTGGCCGCCGGCCATGTCCTAGTCCTGCGGCAGGCCGGGGCCCTGCACGATATTCGGAGAGGACTTCTCCAACCGCTGCCGCACGCGGTTGCCGATCTCCCGCCGCGACGGGGCGGCGCCGCTCCCGCCTGTCCCCACCTGCCGCTTGGTCGCGGCGGTAAGCTCGCCGATCGTTTTGTACTGCCCCCGGGTGATTTTCGCCACGAGCGCGTTCTGTTGCGCCACCGGCAGGGCGGTCGCCTTCATGCCCGGCGGCCGACTGGCGTTGTAGGCGCTCAGGGCCGCCTTGGCCTCGGCATTCACATCCGTGAGCATGCCGGTGGCTTCCTGTTGTTCGGGGGTGAGCGCCCCTGCCGGCTGCGGCGCGTCGCCGAGCACCTCGGGTGCCCCACCATTGCGCGGCAGGCGCACCACCTGGCCGTTCACGGTCGCGGTACCGGCGTACTCGCTCGGTGCCGTCGGAATCGGCATATTCGTCGGGACGCTGGCGATCGGCGGTGCGCTCGGGTCGTTCGGATCGAGGAAGTCGCGCGTAATCACGCCGCCAACATTCCGGTTCACCCCGATCGGACGCGGCTGGTTGGTCGGCAGCATCTTCAGGATGGTTACCGCCTCGCCGTTCACTTCCGCCTGGCCCGTCTCCGGGTCGAAGATCACGGTGCCGGTCATCTGCTGGCCGTCGGCCGTCTGGTAGTCGGCGTTCAGCGGCTTGGTGACGGAGCGGCGGCGCGGCGCCCCCGCCAGTCCCCGCACGATATCCACTTCGTCGGGATTTTTGGCCGTGCGAATCCCCTCGAACACCGCCTGGATGCGGGCCTGCAGCGTGCGACTGGCCGTGTCCGCGGCAATGTCCGCGGCACTGGGGTAGAGCCGCTTGCTGCGTGCCTGCGGGGTTTCCGGTGGCGGCGGGCCCGGCGGCGGCATTCCCCCGCCCATCCCGGGGGCGCCAAAGGCCGGCGGCTCCGTCCCGCCCAGCGGACTTGTCGGCGCCTGCGCGCCAAACGTCGGCGCGGCCACGCGCGCGCCCACCTGCTCCTCGCCAGGATTGCCACCCATCGTCGGCGCCGTCACCCGATCGCTAATCCCAGGGCCGTTCGCCACGCGCTCGGGATCAACCGCAGCACTGTTTGGTTGCGCGGCACTGCCCGGCTGCGGCACGGCGCTCGCCGGCGAGTTCCCGCCGAAAATCTGCTGGAGCGGCGCCATGTAGTCGGACTTGTCGACCTCGCCAAGGAAGCCGCTCAGGCCTTTGCCTGTTTTGGGCGAGCCCGCCGAGGCCAGGTTCAGCAGCCCCGCGGCCCCAATCTTCGCCAGTTCCGGATCCGTGTGCAGCGCCAGCGCCTGCAGGATCGAAAACTGCCGGTCCTGGTCCGCCTTGCTCTTGGCGATCTCGGCGTCGCGGTACTTGGTGCGGGCCTGGTCGAACCCGCTGATGAGTCCTTCGGTGATGGACATGGGCGGTTACCCGATCCCGGCGGTGTCCCACGGCATGCCGGCACCGGCGCCGCCACTACCCGTGGGGAGACTCAGGCCGCCGCTGCTCTTGCCCTTCTTACTCTTCATGGCGTCGAAGATCATGCTGCCAATCCCGGTGCCGGCTTCCTTCGCATTCTGGCCCTGCACGTACTCGCGGCGATCGGCGCTCTGCAACAACGCGCCGTAGCCCTGCGCGCCCGTGCCCTTGGAACCGGTGGCCGCGTTGAACAGGTTCGCCCCGGTATTCGCCTGCGTCCCGGCCAGCTGCCCCTGCTCCCCGCCGAGCTTCATCATGGAGTCCGCCGCGCCCGCACGCGCCGCGCTCGGCAGCAGCGCCAGCTTGCTGGCCTTGTCGCGGTTCAGCTCCGCCGTCGCCAGGTCCCGCGTCCCGCCCCGCATGCCGCTCTGCTCGAGCGCCTGCCCGGCGCCCCGATACGTCTCGGTAATTCCGGCACGCTCCGGTGCCAGCGTCTGGTCGATCGCCGCGCGATTCCCGCGCAGCAGCGGGCTGAAGTAGTTGGCGCTCTGGTCGAGGGAGTTGTTCGCGGAGGTGAATTGCTTCTGGGCGCCGCCAAGGAAGCTCCCCGCCGCGTCCCCCATCTTGTCGCCGAACTTCCCGAGCTCAGAGCTCGAGGTCTGGAGGCCCGCTGTCGCGCTGTCCTGCGCCGCCGCGATTTTCTTGTTCTTGCCCCGGTTCATGAAGTACTGGGCGCCCATCGAGATCGCCGGAATCGCTGCTGCTGCCATCGCTTGCCTCCGCTCCAGCCTCGAGTTTTACAAAAAACAGGTCGCCCGGCACGCGCTCGAACCCCATCCGCGCCGCCATCGGCAGGTTGGTGGGCAGATCCTCATGCGCGATCGTCGCGTACGCCGTCGTGATGCGCTCCGCCTGGAGCTGGGCCCGCATGCCCATCACCAGCGCCTTGATCACGGCTGGGTTCTTCCGGGCCTCCGGCTGCACCCACAGGGGTTCCAGGTGCACCGCCAGCCAGATCGGCCAGTACCCCAGGAGCGTCCCCTGGGCGTCCTCCACCGCTACCACCTGCGCGTTGCCCAAGGCCGCGATCACGTCGCGGCGGCCCTGAAACGGGCCTGGGGCATCAGCGAGACGCCATAGGTCCTCCCCCTCGAGAATGCGCGTTCTCATGCGCCGGGATTCTACCACTTCCGTTAGAACCGGCCACGGCCTGTCCACACGCCCGGGGCAAACACCGTGACGTCGTTGTAGGCCGGCTGGGGGTTGGTCCCGCAGTGGCCGGCGATCACGTCGACGATGTAGACGCTGGTACTGCCCTCGCCGCCGGCGACCGCGCCGTAGTCGTAGGCGAGTGCGTCCAGGCTCGGGTCGTTGATATTCCCGCGCTTGCCGTTGTAGCCCCAGCGGGTGTCGCCGCCGCGCAGGGCATCCACAATGGCGTCCATCAGGTCCCAGGTGCCGCCGGGGACGTTCTGGCAGCTGGTGGCGACAAACCCCGGGTTGGCGGCAAACACCGCGGCCACCGTCCCCGCGCTCGCCGGCAGCGGCAGCGAGCCGTCCGGCACCGTATTCGGGTCACCCGGAATCCCAGGCACGCCCGGCGGATGCGTGTTCGCCGCGATCGCAAAGGTGGAAAGCTGCATCGTCACGTACTTCTTGAGCGTGCGCACATTCACGGCGTCGGTGAGCTCCAGCGGGTCGACCACGCCGGTCAGCCGGTTATTCACCTGTACCGGCACCGTGGCACTGCGCTGCAGGCTATTCGCCTGGAGCGTCGTAATCAACGCCTGCTGCGCGGCGAGCTGCTGGTACAACTCGGTCAGCAGCATCCGCAGCGCGGGATCCCGCACCGCGTTGATCTGTCCCATGCCGAGCGCCATAGCCCTAGCTCACCCCGTCCCCGCCGGACATGAACCCGGCGGTGACCGGCAGGGGCGGCGGCGGCGCCATGTTCGGCGTCGCGGCAATCCCGCTGGCGTTCCCCATCTGGCGCACCTTATCGAGATCGTCACTGCCAAACGGCTGGCGCGTGCTCGGCGTCGTCGCGCCCCACGGCAGCACCAGCACGCTGCTCTCTTCCCGGTACAACTGGAAGCGCGTCCCGTCGATCTCGGGGGTAAACAGGTACTTCCACAGCACGCCCTTGAATGCCTGTAGCGGCACGTACAGCTTCTGTTTCACGCCGCCGGTATTCGGGATCAGGTACGTGGTCGAGGCCACCAGCCCGCCGCTGTTGTTGTAGGTCGTAATGGTCATGTTCACCGCGCAGGTGCTCTGAATCGTCGCCTGCACGGCAAAGAGCACGTGCTCGCCGGCCAGGCCGTGATCGAGCAGCTGCGTCTCCCAGCGGACCATCGACAAGGGCTCCTCGTCGTAGACCCACTGGATCGAGTACGGGCGACTGAGGAAGGCGTCGGTGGGGCGCAACCGGAGTACCCGTGCGCTCGTCGCCGGGAACGCATAGTGATTCACCAGCCGGCCGTTGTGATTCACCGCCAGCGTGGCAATCACCTGCCCGTCGCCCTCCACGCGTACCGCCTTGGTCTGCCCGTAGGTGTCGCACTCGATCAGCACGCCCTTGATGCTCTTGTTGGTGAGGGTCCCGGCCACCGTGTAGTTCTGGTTCCAGTTCGCCTGCTCGCTCGGCTCCTCGTCGACGTGCCACACACGGGAGTACAACAGGCCGACATTGAGGTCCTCACAGAAGAAGCGGTACACGTGGCCGCGCTCCGGCCCGAAGGTGAGGTGCACCACCCGGCGCCCGGTACTCTGTACCGGGAACGTCGGCAGCCCTGTCTCAGGGTTGGTCACCAGCGCGCCGTCCACCATCACCTGCACGTCCTTGATGGCGCCGAAGGTATCGACTTCCAAGTCCAGCCCGGTGTAGTAGCTGTCCCCCAGGTTTTCAAAGCCGCTGTCCCAGCCGGCAATGCGCGGCGGCTCCGGTGTGGCGAGCCAGTCCACCTTAAAGAGCATCCAGAAGGTGCAGTCGCTGATCGCGCGGATCCGAATCTGGTCGGCTTTCACCGCCGGCCAGGAAAACTGCAGCAGCTTCCGCCCATTCGCCTGCAGCGTCAGGGTACTGGCGATCAACAACTGGTTGCCCTGCGTGTACTCGACCACGCATTCCACCTCAGTGTCCGCGGTGTCGCACACCAGGCTCAGGCCCCAGAAGTAGCGCTCGGTCGAGAAGCTCTCCCACGTGGTGGCGCGCTTCAGGACCTGATCGGGCTGGGGCGTGATCGCTACGCCGGTCACATACAGCGCGCTGGCGGCCGTGCCGCTCCACGCCAAGTCCAGTTGCAGATTGCGCGCCCGCTGCGGCACCAACCCAAACGGATCCGCCTGGTAGCGGCGCCGGCCGGTCAGCCCGGTAAAGGTGACGGGCGCGTTCGCCACTACGCCGTTATTCAGGTACGTGGTCAGCGTCAGCGCGGTGTCGGTCGGGAGATCGGCATCCAGAATCACGTCCCCCAGCAACTTGTCCTCGCGCGGCCGACCGCCGTCCATGTACCCGGTCACAATTCGTGGGGCGATCGCCGTCCCGTTGTCGGTCGTGCCGGTGTGCAGGTGCGCGGTGCCGTTGCTGCAGCCGAGCCACAGCTGCGGCGCGAGGTTCATCCCCTCTTCCGCGTAGGTCACCTGCGGCGGAACCGCGAAGTCGTAGCTGCCCCAGTCCTTCGTCAGCAGCGAGTACACCAGGCAGCGCAGCGTGCCGCCGGTGTCCTTGTAGGTGAAGAAGATGCGGTTCTGGAACACGCTCAGGCGCAGGTACACCGACTGCATGAGATCCACCGGCAGGACGTAGCTGCCAGGCACGTACTCCACGCGCTGCCCGTGAAAGAGCGGGTCGATCTGCGTGCTGAGGAGCTCCGCCGTTTGTCCGGCGCTCAGGTAGATGCCGGCCGCATCCGCGTCCCCGCTGACGAAGTACACCCCGGCCGCGGTCTGCGTCCACGCCCAGCGGGACGCGATACCCACCTGGCACGCGGTTTCCTGCACGCTGACCTCGCCGCTGCCGAGATTGGCGATCGCCTGGTAGCCACGCTTCCGGCTCAGGATGAACCCGATGCCATTCACGAGCGTGCCCGCCAGCAGCTCCTCGCTCGGCGGGCAGACCTCGATCGCGTTCTGCGGCGGCCAGCTCCCGGCCTTCTCGACCTTGCTGTAGTACAGATGCCCCGGGCGGTACGGATCCCCGAGCCCGAGCAGGCGCCCGCCCAGTGGCCCGAACACCACCGGCAGCGGCTGCGCATGCACCGTGGCGCCGGCGCCCGTCACCGTGGTCACCGGCTGGTCGTTATCCAAGGCCAGCGTGGCACTCGCCACCGCCGTCGTGTCGCTCTCGGCGTCGGTCAACGCCGCGCCGTCGCCGGCATTCACCCCCACGTAGTACCAGTCCGCGGGAATCGATCCTCCACGCCGGTAGAAGCGCTGCCGCACGCGCGGGTCGCCGTACCCCACCGGGCTGACGGTCGCGCGCTGGCGCAGCGCCTCGAGCCGGGTGTTCTCGCTCATCTCCGGGCTCGGATTACTCTCATCGCCCGTATCTAAGTGGTAGTGCGTGTACCGCCAGTCGTACGGCGTCGCGGTCGGCTCGGTCGTGTCCAGCGGATAGCCGCCGGTCAGGAACCAGTCGTCGCAGGCGACCTTGATCGCATCCGGGCCGGTGGTCTGCAGCACGAGCACAATCCCGGTGATGGTATCCCAGCCGAGTGTCGCCTGGTTGCCGAACCGCAGGAAGTCGCCGCGGCGCAGCGGCTTGTCGATGTTGCCGAACTCGCTCCAGGTGCTGCGACCGGGGGCGAGCTGCTGGCTGCTCTGGGTGGGCAGCGAGCTCACGCCGGCGGTTTGGCTGGGCGGGAGCAGGCCGCCGCCACCGAGGGGACTGACGGTATCGGGCGTGAGCCCGAGCACCCCGTCGTTCAGGTACTGCGTGATGAGGTCGGCAGTGCGGGTCCGATTCCCGGTTTCCAGCGATCCCAGCGTATTCTCCAGGAAGGCCGTAATGTCGTTGCCCCGGATCGCCTTCACAAACCCGTCGGTGTTGAGCGCCGCGTCGGTCCCGGGCAACACCGTCCCGTCAAAGGAGGAGCAAATGAAGTAGATGCGAATCTCTTCCAGCAAGGCGGGCAGGTCGACCCGCAGCCAGAGGTGAATCAGATCTTCTGCGCTCGCGGCGACCGTCCCGCCTTGCAACACGGTCAGGTCCATCGCCTTCGCACGGCCGACGATGCTCGCGTACCCCAGCACCGCCCCACCCGGGTCGGTCGTAAACTCGACACAGTTCCCACTGAGCCCGGTGACGTCGGCCCCCGTCGGCGTGCCCGCCGTCAGCGGCTCGGTACTGCGGTCTACCCCCGCCGTATACGTCCACCCGGCCGCATCGGTGCTATCACTGCTGTCAAAGGCCGCAATCCCGGTGGTGAGGATGTCTGCGACCACGGCGCTCGCCGCGGTGGTCGGCGCTGGCAGCCCCAGCGCGATCGCCGGACCCGTGGCACTGGCCTGGCGCATCTTCGCCGTGTCCGCCGCAATCATCCACGGCTCGCCGCTCAGCGCCGGCCGGTACGGCAGCATTACCAGCGGACTGCCGCTGAACCCGCCCTCCAGCACACTCGGCGCCGCGTTCCCCCGCAGCCAGCTCGTGCCGCCGCTCCAGAACCGCATCGCACTGGCGCTCGCCGGCAGGTCCAGCCGCTGGATCTGCAGCACGCTGCCGATGCCGCTGATCTGTTGCGTCATCCCGGGCCGGCTCGCCATCTCGCCGTGAAAATTCTGTACCACGTTCGCCCGGTACAGCGCCTCCTCCGGGTCGAGCTGGTCTTTCGCCACGAACCAGTTCAACCCCTTGCGTCCGGGGATGAAGCAGGGGGTTTCATGCTCGCTGGGCGCGGCGCCGCGGAATGTGAGTCCCATTAGCTAATCACCACGGATTTCAGGAGCGCCTGCGCCAGCTGCACGCCTTCGTCGTAGCGCGTTTCACAGTAGGCCGCGCGCGGCTGGTCATACGCGCGTCCCTGCTTGCCGAACATATCGGCCAGCACGCCGTACATCAGGTACGGCTCGCACTCGTCCGGCACCGTCAGCTCCAAGCCCGTGCCGTCGAGCACGTTCCCGACCAGCGCCGCAAACAGGTGCAGCACCCCGCCGGTGAGCGGCGACGGCACCAGCGAGAACTGCTTGGTGGCGATCTCCTCGGTCAGGTACCACTGGCTGCGCCCGTAGTCGCTTTCCCAGCGCGGCAGCATATTGTCGGCCTCGCGCCGCGTGACTGGCGACAGCGGGTAGGTGCGCCCGGCTTCCACGATGAACGCATTCCGCGTTGCCAGCCAGCCGTCCGGCAGGTCCTGTTGCGCCTGCTGCGCAATCACCGGCGTGGCGAGCCAGCTGGTAATCAGCAGGGTTTCCTTCAGGAAGCGGTCCTGCCGGGCGTTCAGGTACCCGAGGATCTCCGTCGGCGTCCACAGGCCGCTCGGCCACGTGGCGCCGAGGTCCGGCGCCTCAATGACCATGCGCTGCAGTTGCTCGAGCAGCTCCTGGTCCGTGACTGCCATTACAACCCACCCCCGCCCGGCGGCACATCCGCCGGCTGCCCGGTGGTCGGCGCATCCGGCACCAGGCTCCACGCATACCCTTCCTTCTGGAAGGACGTGTACCAGCGGCTCATCTTGAGCAGCGCGTTGCGCTCGACGGCCGCCTTCACAAACTGCTCCAGGTACGGCTTGGTGCGATCGAGGAAACTCGCCCCCGCCTTCAGTGCGCACACGTGCAGCGCATACCCGGTGAGCGTGTCGATCTCCTCCGACCCGATGTTCACGAAGTCGCTGTCGTCGGTCAGCACCGGGGTACTCCGTACCCCGTCGACTTCGAGGCTGCCGACCACGGGGCTCGCCGGGTAGATCGCCAGCAGATTCAATCCTACCGGGGCCCAGAACAGGGGGCGCGACGGGTGCCCATCCGCCCCCGCGCGCGCCTGCCACCAGTCCGGCGTCAGCATCTGGATCTCCGCCACGCTGACCCCGGTCATGTTCTTCCCCTGCCACGTCACCGCGGTCTGCTGGGCGAGCGTCCCCGGCACCGGCACCAGCGGGTCGTTCGGCACGTTCCCCACGACGATGCGCCGGCGCCAGTAGCTCGTGAGCAGGTTCCACGTCCGGAGGGCCTGATTGAGCGCCAGGTTCGCGTCAATCTCGGTCCAGAACGGGCTCGACTCATAGCGCTGCTGCAGGAGCTGGCGCAGCTGCGCGCGCGTGGTAGTGGTGTAGGGCATCGACCTACTTGCGGGCGATCAGCGCGTTGATCGCCTGCGCGAACTCCTTATTGATCTGCTGCTGCTGCTCGAGCAGCCGCTCGGTCTGGTAATGCTGCAGGTTGTGCCGCTGGTACATGTTGTAGCCCATGGCCCCAAAGATCCCGGTGAGCAGCGCGCCTACCATCAGCAGTAGGAGCTGCCCGCGTTGTACTGCCGTCATGGCTCAGCCTCCGCGGCTACTCTACCGCTAGTAGCCATGGCAGGCCAGTACCAGCACGTCCGAGGCGGTCCAGGCTAACGCCGCACCCGTCGATACCGTCTGGTTCTCCACGGTCACGGTGGTCGTGGTCGAGCCGATCTGCATCGTGCGCTGGTTGGCGTAGTTCCCGAGCACGCCGGTCTGATTCTCGACGCTGCACACCCACCCGGTGGTGGCCGCCGGCATGGTGATGACGCCGGACGTGGCCGAGCCACCCGTGCCGACATTGATGGTGAAGGCGGCCGTGCCGTTATTCGTCGGCACCGTCGGCAGCGTCCCGAACCCCGAGGCAATCGTCGGCGCCGTCGAGCTCATCACCAACCGGGTCAGCCCGACACTGCTCAGCCCGCTGAGCGTCGTCAGGCAGCTGTAGGCATTGGTCCCGGTCGCATACCCCAGCGGCGTCGTCGTGCAGTTCGGGAGCGCCTTGGCCTGCCACGCGGTGCCGTTGCTTACCAGATTCGTGTCATCGGCGGCCGTCGCAATCCCGGTGCCGCCGTTGGCAAACGGCAGGATGGTCGCCGCCACGTCGGTCGTTAGGTCGATCGCTGTCAGCCCGGCGGTAATCACCCCGCGCGTATTAACTGTCGCCTTGACGTAGGTGCCGGCACTGACCCCGGAGAGCGGCAGATCGGCGTTCACCAGGGACCGAAAGGTCGGCGCGCTCGGCCCCGCTGAGCTCGGGCCGGCAAACACGGTATTGAGGACCTGCGTGGCGAGTGTCCCGGTGAGCGTCCCGGAGGTGGTCACCGGGCTCCCGGTCACCGTCAGGATGGCCGGCAGGCTCAGCGCCACGCTCGTCACGGTGCCCGTGCCCACCGTCGGTGTCTTCCACGTGCCGTCGCCGGCCCAGAAGGTCGTGCCGCTGGCACTGGTCCCGGAGTTCAGGTGCGTCACGGCCAGGTTGCCGCTCACATCCGTGGACAGGTCCACCGCCGCCCCGAACAGGCTCACATTCGCCGACAACCGCGCGTCATCGAGCGTCCCGGAGGTCAGGTCGGTGGCCGAGCGGGTCGCCAAGTCCGCCAGCGAGCTGCTGGTCTTGCTGATCTTGGTCCACGCGATTGCGGCCGCGGCGTCGATCTGGGCGTTCCCGATGGTGGTCGGCAGCCGCGCGAGCGCCACGGTCCCCGAGGCGATGCTGCTCCCGTTGAGCGCGGTGAGGGTGCTGCCGTCCGTGCTCCACGCCGGGTCGTTCGCCCCCATCTGCAGGAACGTCCCGATGCTGCCCTTGGCAAACCGCGCCCACACGGGCGTGCTGTTCGCCACGATCAGATCCCCGCGCGTCGGCGGACTCGCCGCCAGCGTGTCCGGGTGCGTCGCACTCAACAGGTTGTGGGGGGTCGTCGACCCACCCCCACCGCTGAGGGTGCTGCCGTTCCAGTACAGGTTCGTCCCGTCGGTGTAGAGCCGGTGGGTTGTCTCCGACGGCAGGAACACCGCCAGGCGCAGATCGTTAAAAATCTGCGTGCCGGTCCAGGTGTTATTGCGCTGCAGCAGCTGCAGGACCTGCGTCGGCAGGCTCTGCGCCAGCAGCACGCCAGTAAACACCGACAGCAAGAGCGCCGCGGTCGTGAGGGCTCGCCGCATGTTACACATCCTCCGGGTCGTACAGCAGCAGGTCGGGGTTCTGGTACTCGTCCCCGCCGCCGCTCTCAGGGGTGATCGTCTCGGTGTAGCGGCCATTCGCCGCGTACCAGCCGTAAATGCCGGTGTCGGCCGCCGCGGTAAACGGATTGGCCTTCGGGGTCACGCCGTTGTCGCTGTACAGCGTGCTGAGCGCATCCGTGCCAAAGTCCCGCACTTCTACGGTGGCACTGCCCGCCGGTACGCCCGTTCGCACATTCCGTGCCCAGTCGCCTCGTCGTTCCATCGTTATGCTCCTAACAGGTCGTGCAACCCGCGGTGGCGCCGGTCGGGTTCATGGGCAGTCCACCGCCCGTACTCTCCGTCGGCACGATCTCCTCCGGCAGTGGCGCCGCGTCCCGGACCAAGACCAGCGGGCACGATTCCGAGGCCCCAAATAGCGGCGGGCTGGCGGTTTCGGCTCCACTATACGCGCCATTCTCAAAGGCCGCATGCCGCACCTGCGTCAGCACCGTGCCGTCGAGCGCGTAATTGGTGTACACACCCACGCCGGCCTCGTGCGACATGACCCAGAAGGTCGCGCGGTAGACCGAGAAGGCCAAGCGCGGCACCGGGAGCTGCGACGAGAAGGTAATGGTGGTCAGCAGGACGCCGGCCGGGTCGTAGCGCCGCACCTCCTCCACCCCGCTCCCCGCGCGCACGTAGAGCGCCACGATGCTGTCATCCGGCAGGCACAAGATGTCGACAATGCGCAGGCTCGCCACGCCTGCCACCAGGTCCGCCAGCGCCACGTTGTTGACCAGATCCCAGCGCTGAATCGGCTGCGCCAGCGGCGCCGTCGCATAGTAGAGAATCGTCTCGGCGTCATTCGCCGCGATGCCCTTAATGGACGTCGCGCCGGTCAGGGTCAGACTCACCGCCCCAAAACTGCCCGTGTCCAGCAGGTCCCGCACGGTGACGTCGCCGGCGCCGTCAAACGCCACGTAAAACTTCGTGCCATTGACGGTACGGATGTACGGCGTGCCGAGCGCCGAGGTGTCGATCGAACTTAGCACCGTGAAGTCGGGGGTGTAGACCACCAGCCGGTCGTTGTACTCGTCCGAGAATGCCATCACGCCGGTGTCGAGCGCGTCCCCCGCTTCCCCGGCCACCACGTCCGGGAACGAGGCCAGCACTGTGTCATCGGTCGTGGCGGACAGCGCAATCGCCGGAAAGTCCTCCGTGTCGTCGTTGACGAGCAGACTCCCGATCGGGACCGGCGCGGGCGTGAGAAACTCGAGCGTCAGCGTCAGGATCGCCGGCGTCGGGTCACCGCTGCTCGTCGTGAGCCGCAGGAAGTACTGCGTACCGATCGCTACTTGCAGCTGCAGGGGAATGTTGCGCCCGCCGGACGTGAGAAAGCTCGGACTGCTGTCCGGTCCCTGGTACGCCAGGATACTCGGCCGGTAGCCGCTGCCGCCCGTCCCCCCGAACGCAAACACGCTCAGCAGCCCGGTCACCGGCGCCACAAAACTGTAGTAGACCGTGTAGGTCACGCCGGCATCATGGACGTCCTGCGTGATCGACGCCGGGAAGCCGACAATCGGGGTGGCGACGTCAAAGTCGAGATTGGTCGGTGCCGCCATCGCTTAGCTCGTGCACCCCGAGCCGCCGCCGGCGGCGTCCATCGCCAACCCACCTCCCACGCAGCCGTCCGGCACCGGTTCCGGCGGCACCGCCGTCCCGTGCATCACGACCAGCGGGCAGGACAGAGACACGCCGAACAACGGGGGATCCGTCGTCTGGGCTCCGAGGTAGAGGCCCTCGTTATAGGGCGCATGGCGGACTTCGCTCAGCAGCGTGCCCGCGAGGTCGTAGTGCTGAAACACGCTGTCATCCGTCGACGGCATCATGATCCAGAATGTCTGGCGGTCGCCGGAGTACGCGAGGCGTGTACCCGTCCCACCCGGAGACAGGGTCACTGTGAACTGCATCAGGATGGTACCGCTCGAATCGTAACGCCGTAGCGTAATCGGGCTCGAGCCGGTGAAGGTGTAGAGCACCACGATCGTGCCGTCGGGCATGACCAGAATGTCCTTAGCACGATAGTTGGCCGCCAACCCCGCATTGAGCACGCTCAGCTCGACCCCGTTGACCAGATCCCACCGACGCACCGGTGCGTTCCCAATGTCCGTGGAGAAGTACAGGATCGTCTCGTCGTTATTGGCCGCGATGCCCCGCAGCGACGTCACCCCGGGAAGCGTGAAGTCGACCGCGCCAAAGAACCCGGTGGCGAGCAGATCCCGTACCCGCACGTCCCCCGTCCCGTCGAACCCGACGTAGAACTTGGTACCGTTCATGGTACGGATGTACGCCAGCCCCAGCCCGGTCGTGTCCTGCGCGTGGATCACGGTGAAGTTGGCATCGTAGGTCACAATCTGCGGCAAGGTGCGATCCTCGAACGCCATAATGCCGCTGTCCAGGGCGTCGCCCGCCTCGCCCGCTACGACGGTCGGCACCGACCGCTTCACCAGGTAATCGGTGCTCGGCGACGCCACGATCAGGGGGAAGCCGCCGGTATCGTCGTTCACGAGGAGATCGCCGGGCAGCACCGCTTGTGCGGCGAGGTACTGCGCCGTCACCGTCAGGAGCGCCGGTGTCGGGTTCCCCGCCCGGTCGAAGCACAGGAAATATTCCTGCCCGGCGGTCACCTGGATCTGCACCGGTCGGTTGTCGTCACCGCTAATCAGGAGCGTCGGGCGACTATCCCCACCACCGACCGTGGTCAGCCGTCCCGTGGTGACTCCGGAGCTCTCCTCCACCCCAATCCCGAGGCCGAGCGGTTCGAGGAAGCGCGTGCTGACCACTGAGGTAATCAGCGCCCCGTTGAGCCACAGGGTCCACGTGGTACCCAAGCGGCGCAACCCGATTACGTCGCCCGGTGTGAGTGGCGCGCGCGTGATGTCAAAGAGCAGGGTGTCGAGCACGTCATCGACGTAGAGCTTGAAGGTGATCTGCCCGGTCGCAAACACCAGCAGCTCAAAGGTCGTCGTCGGTCCCGGCAGCGCCACCCCGTACACAAACAGGTCCAAGCCGCATTCCACGGTCGGGAGCGCAGCGACTGTCAGGTACGCTTCGAGGTCCGGCCCGTTGGAGATCCCCGTGTGGTACGCGCCGCTGTACGACGGGCTACTCCCGTCGCTGTTGGCCACCGCATTGGACAGCAGCCGCAGCGGCGTGCCCCACCAGTAATCCATCGTCGCCCACGGCGCCGCCAGGGGGTTCTCGTTGGCGCGCGTGAAGGCGTCAATGACCGGGGTGCTGGGAAAGCCGCCGTCCGTCGTACTTTGATAGACCAGCGTCTGGGGCTGGTAGCCGCTCCCGACGGTGCCGCCAAATCCGAACAGGTGCAGCAATCCGGTCTGCGGGGCGACAAACCGGTAGTACACCGTGTACGTCGTCGCCCCGTCCCGCACGTCCTGGGTAAAGGACGCCGGGAAGCTGGCGATGGTGCGCGCCGTGTCGAAGGAGGTGTTCTCAGGTGCCGGCATGACGCAGCCTGCTAGACCGGCGGATTGTAGAGCAGCAGGTCCGGGTTGGTGTACGCCTCGCCCTCACCCTCGATCGGCGTGACCGTTTCATCGTAGCGCCCATTTTCGGCGCTCCAGCTGTAGATGCCGGTGTCGGGATCGGCGTAGAACGGATTCATCTTCAGCGTTTCGCCGTCCGCCTCGTAGAGGGCCACCAGCGTCTCGGTGGCGTGCTCCGTCACACGCACCAGCGCCCAGCCGGCCGGTGCATCGGTGAGGATGTTCCGCGCCCAGCTCGTCCGTTGCTGGAGACGCGACCCGGCGGGCGTGCCGCCACTGGCGACCACGGTACCGGCGACACCGCTCGCAGGGACGCCTACCAGCGGTACCTGCCGGGACTGGACCACCGACCCAGGAGAGAGCGTGGTGCTGACCCCGCTCAGCGCCAAGGAGATCCCCGGCCGCAGCGTCCCAGGACTCCCGGTGGCCTCGCAGCCGCTCAGGCTCGCCGTCTGGTCCCCGGCCAGGGACACGGTACCGACGGCGCCGGTGGCGGGAATACCCGAGAGCCCGATCGCCACGCCGGGCGTGAGACTGCCGGGACTACCGGTACCGGCAACGCCCGTCGGGCTGAGCGCCCGATCGGGAACAACCGTGCCGACACTGCCGGTGGCGGCCGAGCCGCTCAGCCCCGCAGAGAGGCCGACGCCAACCGACCCGACGGCGGTTGTGCTCGAGACGCCGGTGGGTCCCAGCGCGAGGGCTACGCCAAGCGTGCCGACCGCGCACGTCGCCGCGACGCCCGTCAGGGCCAACGTAATGTCGGCCCCGACGACCCGGAACCGCCGGAACAGCGGCTTGAACGGTTGCGCGCGGCCGAGACGAGCCATCGACTAGGCCAGGCGAATCAGACCGGTCGCGTTGTCGTTCGTGGGCATCGTCAGGGTCAGCGTGCCGGCGGTAATCGTCTGCGACCCGAACGTATGCACGCTCACGGCCTTGTTGCTCTGCGTACTGTTGTAGATCAGCACCGCATCGAACGCGGTGGAGAGCGTCACCGTGGTGAAGACGATCGAGGCGGTGGGCGTGGAATACGCCGTCGTGCTCGTGCTCGTCGGCGCGATCCAGTCCGGCGAACCGGTCAGGTCCACGCCGCCGGCCGAGTACCCGCTGCCGCTGACCTCGCCGGTGGCCGAGTACGCCGTCGTGCCCGCACCGAGCGAGGCCGACGCCAGATAGAGTGCCGCCTTGAACGAGTCGGGCGTCGTCGCCCCGCGGACCACGGTCGTCCCGAACGCGTGAATCGCGTTCAGCAGGTCGACCTTGAAGCTGGTGCACATTGCCTGCGAATTAGCCACCGAATCCTCCTACGGCGGATTCCGCCGAGACATTGCGCTTGAGGGTGACGTGCGCGGAGCGGTGCACGAGCACGCCCTCGTACCAGTACTCCACCCAGGTTGTGTACTCGTTGTCGTTGTCGAGCTCGCCGGTGCGTTTCTCGAGGAGGGACTCGTCGGTTTCCCCGAGGACTCCGTTAATGAGCGTGGAGATCATCGGCATCGCTATTCCTCCCAGATCACGTAGCAGATCGCATTCACCGCGGCCGGCGCCGTCACGCGCACGCGCAGGAACTTCGACACGGGTACCTGCGGCTCGCGCCCGAGCGCAAACTGCTTGAAGTACTGGTTCGTGGGAGCGATCAGCTGGCAGTCGAACATCCGCACCGCGGTGATCGTGCCCTCGGTGATCGCGCCGTCGTTGAACATCGTGGCGCCGGTGCCGCCGACACACAGACTCGGCGGCGCGTTCGGGTCGCCCCAGATGGTGGGCGTCAGCGACGTGCCGGCGGTGGCCGCGACGTCGGTCTGCAGCAGCTCGCACAGAACTGGCACGGCCGCGGCCGACCCGTCAAACGAGATGCCCCACTCAATGATCGTGATCGGGCAGGTGCTCGGCGTCGCCACCTGCAGGAGCGTATTGATCGACGTCGTGCAGGCCATCTTGACCTGTCCGGCCGTCGTAGGCGACGCCCCGTTGAACGCGATGTACTGCTTGGACATGTGTCTCCCGTTTCCCTAGTAGTAACTCGCGCGTTTCACGGCCTGGCGTCCGGCGATCGCCCGCGCGGCCGCTGCCGCCGCCACGGCTGCGGGCACATCCACAAAGCGCTTCCGCGGCGACGGGAACGTCGTCCAGAGTGCCCGGGGATCAGCGAGCGAGCGCACTTCCGCCGGCGACAGCGCCCGGTTGTAGGTGCGCCACTCGCGGGTGTACGTGTCGTCGCCCTGCGCATTGCGGACCCACCCGAGCGTCCACGGACTCGCGCTGGCGGGTAGGTACGGCCCTGCCGCGACTGTCGGGGATCCGGATTCCAGGCCGTCCACGTACACCTGCACCTTCGAGGAGTTCGCCGTAAACACGATCACGTGCTCGCGCCCGTCGACGCAATCTGTCGCGGACGTCGCGCTGTACTCGGCCGTATCGAAGGTGTCGCGGATGATGAAATTCACCCCGCCGCGCCACAGCAGCTGCTTCACACCGTCGCCGTCTTCCGCCCACTTGCCACCGTAGTTGCCGCTCGACGCCAACAACTGTCCGCGCCACATAAATGTGAACCCAGGAGTCGCGGTGAGGCACGCGGGGCGATCTAGCGTGATGAAGCCGTACGAGATCCCGAGGCGGACCTGGTTGCCGACTATCAGCGGTGTCCCACCGGGCGCCGACGGAAGCGACCCGCGCTGGATGTCGTACGCCAGCGCCCCGTTGTACCCCGCCACGTACCACTGCACGAGCCCCTGTCGCACGATCGGGTCGATTCGGCTCGTCAGCATCGGCTAGCTCTGGGCCACGTTCGCGTAGCTGCCCACATACGTCACCTGCTGCCCGGAGGAGGCGAGCGCACCGACCATCGAATGCGTAATAAACACCACAAACTTCTTCGGCATGTTGCCGCCGAACACCGCCGCCACGCTCGGGCAATCCAGGTAGTACACGACGCTGTTGCTGGCGTTGGTCGCACTGACCGCGCCGAGCTTGCAGATCGCGTCGCGGATCATGGTGTTGGTGACGGTTTCGGCGCTCGCCGTGCCGTCAAAGACGTCCGGCCAGGTGGAGTCGTCGAGCATCGCCACCAGGTACAGGCGCACCTCGCCCACGGTCAGGGTCGTACCGGAGGTGATCTTCGCCGTGACCCGCATGTCGAGGTACTTGGTCGAGGTGTTGTCGACCGCGGTCGACTCCCAGCCGGCGACCCATGTGGCCGAGGAGGCGAGCGAGTTCAGCGCGCTGAGCGACGCTTCGTTGGTGGAAGCGGCGTAGGTGAGGAGCACGTCCCCGGCGGCGCCGGCCTCCTCGCGCAGGAGCACGGCTGCGCGGCTGTTCGAGGTCCAGTACCAGAACAGCCACGCGGCGAGCGACCAGCGCGAGAGGAACGCGCGCACTAACTGTTCCTCGCGGCTTCAATATCCGTGTAGCCGATCGGCCCTTCAAAGGTCATCGTCGCCGCGGTACTCGCGTTGCCGCCGGTCCCGCCGCCGCTGGTATCGGCCAGCAGTTTCTCGATGCGACGCGCCTTGCGGGCGAGCGCGTTGTCACGGACCGGCACCCAGCCGGCCGACTTCAGGGCGCCAGCCGTCCCCGAGGGCACATTGGTCAGCGCATCCTGCAGACCCGCCCGGACGTTCGCCTTCGCGCCGTTGATCGTGACTTGGCTGCCCTGCAACAGGAGCTGCAGGTTGAACTGTTTCCCCTGGCACGCCAGCGAGCGGTTCGCCCAGACCTGCGTCGTGTCCGGGGCATCGCTCGGCGTCAGGTTCGCCCACACGATCTGGTCGTTGATATCCGCCACCGGAATGTTGGTACGGTAGACGAAGAAGTCCGGTGCAACGATCTGGGCGTACGCCGCCGCAATCGCCGAGTTGCCGTCCGAGTTGTTCGGCAAGGCGTTCAGCGCGTTGTCGGCGAGAATGTCGGCTTTGACAGCGGCGAGCTGGGCGACGGTCAGCGGCATCGGATCCTCTACTTCAAGAGCGCTTCCGCAAGCGTGCGGAGGGCGGCTTGCGCCGTGGTTTGTTTCTGCGCCTGCGCGATCAGCACCTTGATGGTAGTGATGCGCGCGAGGGCCGCATCCCGGTCCCGCTGCAGGGTGGTGATGGCATTCACCTGCGCCTCGAGCACGGCGATCCGCGCGGTCAGCTGCGCGATGATGAGGGCCTGCGAGTCGGTGGCCGGCGGCGTCACCGGCGGCGTGACCACGCCCCCATTCCCAATGTGAAACACCTGGATCAGCGGCCGGTACTCGTTCGGGTCCGCGAGCATCTGCGCGATATAGAGCCGCTGCGTCACCGGGTCGTACCCGACCCCGCCGATACTGACGTCCTTCTGGTCAATGGGGAAGGTCAGCGGCCACACGCCATACGGGACGATTTCCCACGGCTGCTTCGTGCCCGCCTTGACCGCCGCGAAGTCGTTCAGGTCGTACGCCCATACCTGATACCGGTACGGGTAGGCGTGCGTCCCTTTGTAGTTGTTCACCGGGTCGTAGCAGAGGGGGTGCCCGACTTCATCCGGCGTGCCGACCAAGGCCAGATTGCCGGTGCCCTCGCCGTAGCACGGTGTCCCCAGCCCGTTCCGTCCGATAAACAGCGCCGTGCGCGTGCCCGCAATGACCGCGGCGCCGCCCATCCCCGTGGACTGATTGTAGGTCGTGTTGATGACCGTCCCGTCCCACAACCCCAGCGTTGGATGCGCCCCGGTGTAGTAGAGCAACGGGAACGCCGGCACGAGCGCCTGTCCGACCAGTGCCCCGTTGAACGCGAACGCATCCGGCCCAAACGACGTCCGCGACACGATCGGGATGCAGCACTGCCCCGTCAGCGTCGGCCCACCCAGCAGCGTCTGCCACTCGGTCGGAATCGTCGCCATGTACCCGGACACGTAGCCGGTCTTCGCGGCATCCCAGACGGCCGACCATCCCGACCAGCTCGCCTCGTTCAGGCGCAGGGACCGCGCGTAGTGCGAGAAGCGCTGCCCGTTGCCGGCGTCGTAGTAAACCCAGCCGGTGCCGAGAAGCTTCCCGCCCTGCACCAGCAGTCCGCCAAGCCCCTGGCCGTCGGTGCCGATCTCGTTTAGGTGACCCACGGTCGGATCGAAGAAGCCCTGCAGGTAGGTGGCGATCGGCAAGTCCCCGATGTTCGCGCTATTCACCGGCGTCGGGATGGAGATTTCCGCCACGCGATGGGCGCGGCTGGTGACAAAGAGCGAGGGCCCGGCCGGATTGAACGCCAGCGGCCCGCCACCGAACGCCAGGTTGTCGCCGTTGGCCGCATCCAGCGGTCCACGAAAAGCGCCCAGGTACTGCAGATCCGTCTCCGCCACTCGGGGCTGCGTGGTCGGATCTTGCGCCACCAGGGGCGCCCGCGTGAGCAGGACCAGCACCAGTCCGGTAAGTAGTGTCAGCAGTGCGCGCGTGTACCGTGTCATGCGTCTGTCCCCTCTACCAGCCCAGTGTCGGTTCGACGCTGAGCGACACCCGCACGGCGCCGGCCGCGCCGGCGGTTTTGCTGGCCGCCGCCCGGTTCACCAGCGCCATGTGGATCTTGCTCGTGCGGTCCTCGTCGTAGAGCTGCACCTGCAGCGCATCGGCGACAAACGTGTAGAGGCCCGTCGCCGCGATCTGCAGCGCCGTGGTCGGCAGCACCACCCGGCCGATGAGCGTATTGGTGTCAGGTGCGGCGGAGTTACCCGCCGTGCCCGTTTTGGTGAAGAACCAGAGCTCCCAGTCGAGGTCTTCCATCGACACGATCGTGACCGCCCGCAGGAGCGCATCCACGTTCTCGCCGAGACTGAGCGCCTTGACGTCGAGCGAAGCGAAGGCGGCCGCATTCTGTGCGATCGTCCCCGTGAACTCGCGGGTGGTCAGCGTGCGTGCGAGGACGCGCTTGCCAGGTTGGGCCATGTCAGCACCTCTCCGTCGCGCCTACTGACCCGTCTTGAACGTCTGGTCGGACTGGTGATCGTCGACGAGGCCGATGCCGCTGCCGCCGCTCGATCCGCCCGTCACGTCCACGCGCGTGGGCGTGGTCCCGAGCTCGCTCGAGCTCGTTTCCTTGCCGCCGGGCGTCGGGCAGATGCCCTCGGTCCAGGGCGAGTTGAGAAGCCCCGGGCCGCCGGGACCGGTGTTCGCAATGTCCTCGCCGCCGCTCAGGCCGGCATGGTTGCCGCCCGCGCTCGGGGTGGGGCACAGGCCGTCAAATTCAGTCTTCATTGGTTGTCTCCCTGACAGTTAGTAGCCGTATCCTACACCCGAGCCGCCGCCCCAGTAGTCACCAAGGCTGGCATCGGTCGAGCGCAGCAGGTGCGTGTCCATCGGCACGATGCCCTGCACCCAGCGCCAGTCCACCCGGTTGTACTCTTCCGCCGGCGACGTATCCTCGTCCCGCACGCTAATCTGCTGCAGGGACTCCTGAAACGCCTTCTCGAGCATCTGCGCCAGCTGCAAGTTGAAGTACGGATTCTTGCGCTCGGCGGTCCCGGGATACAACGCACATTTGGCGAGGGCCCCGGTTTCCAAGACTTCCGCCCGCGTCGCAAACTGGCCCTGCAGCCGGTCGTCATCCGTGGGTTCCAGCTTGGCGTAGTAGCTCATCTGGTAGACGGCCGTGGCGCTCGGGTAGGGCCACCACTCGTAGACCTGCCGCCCGTCCATCGTGCCGCCGCCGGTCCACACGCCGCGCGCGGCAATGATACGGGCGGTCGAGTCCGCCCAGAGGCGATTCGGATCCCAGCGATCGAGCTGCTCGCTCGTGTACCACCAGGGCATGGCTTGCTGCACGACCAGGTTGGAGAGTGTGCGGCAGCCGTCGAAGTTCTCCGGGAGAAACAGGAAGGCGCTGGAAATGGTCACGGTGAGCGACCCGCCGGTCCCGGCCCACGCCTGATCGAGCGTCGCCTCGGTGTACCCGGCGTCGATCGCGACGATGGTGTACGGCACGCCCTGATTGGTCGCACGGACCTGCCGATTCAGATCGCTGGCGACAAAGGCCCCGGTCAGGGTGGCCGACCCCTGCGTCGCCACAACCGCCAGCGTCCGGCTCGCCACCGTGGTCGGCTGGTACCACCGCCGCATCCAGCTAAAGCGCCGGCCGCCGGTGGCGTCCTGGTAGGCGTCCTGCACATAGCTCCGCACCAGCATCGGCGGCACCGCCGAGGCTTGCAAGGACACCTTGCGCCAGAGATCGCCGAAGGTCGTCGCGGCCATGGGAAGCGGACACCTAGGCAGAGCCTAGGGCATCCCTAGCGTCCCAGCGCTTCGGCGCGGAACGTGTACGCGCTGAGGTTCGTGCCGTTGGCGATTTCCGCGCCGGCCAGGTCGAACCACTGCATCTTCTGCGTGGTGAAGTTGTACCGCGCGATGCGAATGTCCGTGCCGTTGTACGCCGCTTCCGGGTTGATGAACATGATCCGGCCGAGGCCGAACGTGTTCAGGAGGTTGATCACCTCACCGCCGGTTGGGTAGCTCGTGGGGCCGTCCCAACGGAACACCCGGCGCATGTATTCGGCGGTCTTGTCTCGAAAGGGGGTTCCGACGAGGACGTCGTTCGTGAGATTGATAGGCACTGGCAAATCCTTCCGTGAGCGGGGACCTCGCGCGATCGGGGCTGAGTCCGACCGGCGCGGGTCCCGTTAAGCTGCAACGGCCTCGGGGCGAGCCGGGCGCGCACCACAGCCGACCCAAAGACTCAGGCGGGAGTCGCGCCGTGCGCGTCCCCCGCCACCTTTCCCTTAGAACACCTGCGGAATCGCCAGGTCCACCGCGCACTGCGCGTTGGCGGCGTCGTAGGTGCCCGCGGTCACGCCCATCGGCGGATACGTGCTCGCGCTGCCCGCGGCCAGGCAGTCGGCCTTGCCGGCGGTCGCGCTCGGGATCACGATCTTGCCCGTGGCGTCCGGCGTGCTGGTCGGCGCGTCCACGAACTTCACCGACGGGTGACGCCCGCCGTTCTGGATGATCGCCAGCCGGCCCGGGGTCACCGCGCCGAGGTAGACGCCGGCCACCTGGCCGCGATTGGTCGTCGCGGTCGTGGTCTGGTACGTCAGGCGGTTCTTCCACCACGCCGTCGCGCCGTTGAACGGCGCCGTGGTCATGGTGCTGTCGGTGCGGACCAGCTGAATGTTCTTGCTGGCCTTGGGGTCCGCCGCGGTACCCGCGCCGAACACGAAGGTGCACGAGCCACCGATCATGCCCGGGTACCGCCAATCGGATTCGGCAATGTTGAATTGCGCCGGATCGTTGGAGTTCGGCAGGTAGAGCGGCTGAATACGGATGTTGTTTGGCATGACGTCTAAAGCCGCTCCTAGTTCAGGAAGCCGAACAACCCGCGCTGGAGACGGGGCGTTCGGCAGGTGAAGTTGCCAGCGAAAAGAATCTGGCCTGCCAGCATGTTGTCGTCACGCGCGCCCTTGAACCCGGTGAAGCCGAACGCGAACTTCGGCGACGCCGCGATGTAGAGGCGCAGGTACGCATCGTTGCCCTGGGGACCGAAATTCATCCACCAGAACGTCTCGCCGACGGTCGCGTCAGTGAGGTAGTTGCCCAGGTTCGGGTCGTTCTGCCCGTCGAGGCCGGGGCAGTACTGGGACTCGACGATCGTGGCCTGGTTGAACTTCAGGCCGGGCCACTCGATCTCGGGGTCCTTGACGTCGATGATCTGGTGCGGGAGGAAGTTCTCCGACAGGAACGCCATCGCGCGGTTGGTGGTGACGCCGAGCTGCGGGTGCTCCTTGCCGATCACCGACGCGCGGTAGGTGTGGGTCAGCATGCGGTAGCTGGCCTGCGAGACGGAGTTCGTGCTGATCACGCCGGTGGGCGTGTTCAGCGCGCGACCGACGCCCGAGCGCAGCTGCCCGCCGTAGGACGGGAAGGTGGCGCCGGTCCAGGTCGTGTTCACGCCGTCGGTGAACGCCTCCTCGAGGCCGTTGATCTCGAGGGAACGATCGCTGCCGCCGCTACCGGACAGATCCTGCCCGTTGCGGAAGATCGCAATCTCGAGGATGGCGCTCATGGCGAGCGCCGCCTCGGCGAGATCCTGCTTCACCGTGGAGAACATCGCCATCGGGCCCGCGAGCTCGACTTCAATGTCCTCGAGGTACTCGGTCACGTTGACCTGGTAGTACCGCGGGGTGAACAGCAAACCCGTCTTGGTCTGCTTGCGCGTGAGGGCGAAGTTGCCGCCCTTCGCATAGGCGCCGCCGGCGGGCGCGTCATACAGGAAGTTCTCCTGAATCTGCGGGCCGTTCCAACGCCGGTTGAACCGGGACTTGAGCTTTGCGGTGACCGGGCCCGCCAGGAAGTAGTTGTCGACTACGCCCGGGAGGATTTCCTTCTGCGTCACCGTGTTCAGCTCGTTGAGCTGTGGAGCAAATAGCATCTGGGGTTCTCCGAAAATCTATCCGTGCTGGCGCTTAGGCCCGGCCGCTCACGAGCTGGTCGTACATCCGGGCCGCGGCCGCGGGATCGCCCTTGGGCCGTGCCGCCGGATCGAGACTCAGCGCATCGAGGGGACTGCCTTCGCCGCCCATCGGATAGGGCATGTCAACGGGCCCGGTGCTGGCAATCTTGCGGCGCTCGTCCGCGCGAATTTCTTCCTCGCGCGCGGTCACCGCATCGGCACGCATCTTCTCGAGCTTGTCCTTGTGGACCAGCTCGTAGACGCCGCGTACCCCCAGCTCCCCGATTTGGGGATGCCGGACCAGATCGTTCACGTTGAGCGTTTCCTTGAAATTCTGACGGTGAAAGTCCGCAAACTGCACGGCATCGCTGACGTACTGCACGTACGCACCCTCGCGCGGCGCGAGTGTCTCGGCCACAATCTTGGCAACGTCTTCCTTGGTCATGGGTCCGGCTCCTGGCTGGCGTTCGGCTGGTAATTCGTCCGTGGTGGTGGTGCGGGTCCCCGCGGCTGCCTCGCGTTCCTGCAGCTTGCGCTCACGCTCGGTGAGCTCGGTTTCCTTCTCCGCCTTCCACGAATCCAGACGGCCTCGCCAGTCGGTGAGGCGTGCTTGCGTGGTCGTTGTCTGCGTCCGAAGCCGCTCGAGCTCCGCGCGTTCTTCGTCAAGTGGCGACACCCGAGAGCCCACGGTTTCGAGGGCGGTCAGTGCCTCCGGCGAAGAGAGGATCGTGTCGATGTTGCCCCGCAAGTTGTCCGGCAACTTGCTCTTGAGTTCGTCGAGGAATGTCTTCCCGAGATCTGCTTTCCCAGCCATTGTGCGCGTCTACCTTCTCTGGTCGGCTAGGCAGGATTGCCGTTTTGCGGCGGGAACGGCGCGGCCCCGGGAAACTCCCGGCCCACGCTGCTCATCGTCGACGGCGCTCCGCCTGCGAGGACCAGCTTGCTGAGCCCGCGCTGCAGCAGGTCCTTGGCGGCAGCGATTTCGGGCGCAATGTCGGGGACCATCTGGGCCATGTCATCGAACATGCCCGAGATGGACTCGCCGGACTTGAGGATCCCCATGAGGACCTCGGGCGGGAGCTGGCGGGCAGGAGCGCCCAGGCCAGAGCTACCCACGTTGCCGGGGTTCTGGAGATCGGAGAAGCTGGGGTTCATCGGGTTGGGCGGCGGAGCGTCGAGACTGCTCGAGCCCATCCCGCTGCCGGCCGTGCGTCCCGGGAACATTTACTTGCCTGAGACTTTCTTGGCGAAGGGGTTCTTGCCGGCCTTCTTCTTGCCGGCGGACTTTTTCGCGGGCGGCTTGCCGGCCTTCTTGGCGAAGGGGTTGCCGCTCGGCGCGGGCGCGGCACCGGCAGCCACACCGGCGCCCATCGGGGGTTGACCTGCACCCATGTTCGGAGGAAAGCCCATATATTGTGTCCTTGAGGCCCCCCGCGACCGGCTGAACGCCTGTACACGCAAAAAGGGCGGGATCGGCAGTGTGAGCTACCAATTCCGCCCTCGATACCCAACAGAGCGCCGAAGCGTCCGCGAGAGGCTACGGCGAAGAGGATGGGGCCGAGCTACCCGGTCTGTCAACAGATTTGTTCGCCGGGTGCTCGGGGAAGCGCAGAACGTGCGGCCGTCCCAGCTCAACCATTTGCGGCTGGCCGTTCAGGAAGTGCAGGGTGACCGGTCCCGTGAAGCGCAGGGCGTGCATCGTCCCCAGCATCTCGGCGAAGCCGGCTGCCTGCTGCCGCAGGACCTCCTCGACTTCCACAGCGGTCGGCATCTACTTCTTGCTCTCCGTGGTGGTGGTGCGGGTGCCACCGTTGCCGTCCGACTTCTCCTCCTGCTTGGGCGTGTCGCCGCCGGACGCTTTCCGCCCCGCCGGATTCTCGGTCATGCCAATGCCCATCATCATCTGCGCCTGCAGGCGCTCGACCACGGTGATCGGCACCCGCATCTCCAAGATCTGCCCGCTGGCCGGGTCCATGATGTACTTCCCGGGGTTTTGCGCAAGCAGCAGCATCAGCGCTTCCGGCGTCGCCGTCTGTTCCGGCTTCAGCGGCGGCATCGGCGGCAACGGCATCGGCGGCGGCGACCCGAAGTTCGGAATCTCCATCGCCTCGGCCAGCGACCACGCATCGTAGTAGCCCATGCGCGCCAGCTGAAATTTCATCATCTTCTCCTGCTGCGCGTTGAACGCCAGCACGGAGTTCGGTGCCACCACAAACACCATCAGCTTCGCCATGGTCTGCGCGCGCACGCTCCGCGGCAGGTTCTTGTCGAACGCCGGGTCGTAGTCCGGGTTCGGCACGTGCATCAGCATCGGGGCGCCCAGCGGGTCGACGCCGACCTGCTGCGGCATCGTGTTCGACATCGCCGGAATGAGCGAGTCCGGCTCGTAGTCGAAGTCCTCGAGCAGCGCGCCGGCGTCACCGAGGATGGCGATGCGCTTGGCCGAATCCATGAACTGGAACGTGTTGAAGGAGAGCTGCGCGCTGGCCCGGCGCAGGAACGCTTCCATCATGCGCCCTTCCATGCGGAGCTCGGGGGTCAGCATCTCCTGGTATTTCTCGAGCGTGTCGCCCGCGGGGAGCTGCGAACGCATCTGAAGGAGCGCCTCGAGGTTGCCGGTACCCGCTAAGCTCTGGAAGTCCGACTTCAGCGAGGTAAACCACTGGAAGTTCTGCGCCAGCACCTGCGGATTGGGCCCATCGAGCTTCGTGACCACCTTGGAAGGATCGACCACGTTCGTCTTCAGCTTGAACGTGAATCCCGGTTTGCGGGAGTCGTAGCTCTTGGCCGTGGCCTCGGAGACGGCATTGCGATCGAGCACCACCTGCCGGTCCATCCACTGCTCAATGCCCATCTTCATGTGCTTGCCCGCGAGGTTGATCGCGTTCTGCACACCGGTGAGCGAGGCGAGCTGCGACTGCCCGAGGAAGTGCCAGGGGAGTTTCCACAGGTGGAGACGGGCGAAGGGGAACTTGCCGTGCCAGTACGGGTTCGGGCCGTCGTACAGGATCAGGTCCTGCGTGCTGACGACGAGCCGCTTGGTCGGGTACATGTAGCCCCCGGGCTCGACCGTGTACTGGAAGGACTTTTCTCCCATGACGATGGGGCGGGAGCCGAGATTTCGCGTACGATCATCGAGGTACGCCCGGTACAGAATGCAGTCGCCTGAGCGAGGCGGTCCAGCCATCCGAGCGCCTCCACCCAAGTTGCTGAGTGGGTCAGCTGGTGTCTGAAACTGTTGAGGACGTCGGAAGAAGATCCCCTTGATGGAGCCAAGCAGGCTGTCGTCAGTGGTAGTGATAGCTGCCGCGGCATAGGGGTACTTCTCTCGCAGGCTGTTGACCGACCAGATCTCCCGGAAGATCGCGCCCTGCCACGTTTGTTCGTCGCCATAGCGTCCCGGCCTCCAGGGCAGCGTGTCCCGCGGGTCCTTCGGAATCACCTGGTGGTCGCCGCCGCCGGGCAGTCCCGGGTTCCACTCGATCATCATGTCGCCGGTGCCGGCGGCCCAGGCCATCTTGACCACATCCCCGAAGCTGAGGTCGGCCTGGTTGTTCAGCCACCAGGCGATCGACAGCAGGTTCAGCTGCTGCGCGTGCATCTGGTACTTGGGGTTGAGCGAGCGCCAGCCAAAGGTGGGCTTCAAGTCGGTGAGCGCAGAGGCATGCGCCTTCAGCGCCTTCTCGCAGAAGTTAAAGATCATCGGCTCCATGAACTGCGGGAGCCCAGGGGAGTCCGGCGACGGCTGCTGGTCGCCGCTCACGTACCGCATGCTCTGCGCGATCTTGTCGTAGTTGGGATCCTGCGTGTTGACGGCATCCCCCTCGATGATCGCGTCCGACAACCAGCCGAGGACCCGACTGGCGTACTGCCCGTCCTTACGCTGCAGCGCGGCGTCGGTGAGGGTGGGGAACTGGTAGATCCCGCTGGAGCTGTACATTTAGGTGTCCGCCATGCCGGGACCGAGCGCACTGGCGAGGGATTCGTCAGCACCCGGACCCATCTCCGCCTCAACCGGCTCGCCGTCTACCGCGTCGAAGGTGATTTTCTGCCGGCCCTGGCTGTCCGTTAGCACCGGCGCGCGCTGCGGCGGCTCGCCGAAGCTGTTCACGAGCATGCCGCCGTTCTTGGTGTCGTTGTTGAAGGCGCGGAAGCGCATCTCCTGCCCGATGCCGTCGGCGGCCATCTTCGCACTCTCGGATTCCAATCTTCGAACATCGCGCAGCGACTCCATTCGAAGTTGGTCGCCGCTCCCGTCCTGCACGGGGATTTCCCACGGCGAGGTGTGCCGGAAGCCAATGGCCGCCGAGCGCTCGCCCGTGAGCTTTCCGTGCAGCTCGGGGTGGTAATCCCGCGTCTGCCGCCACTTCATCGGCACGCCGCAGTGCTCGGGCACCGGCGCCCCGTCGTGCACCGTCACCCGCGCCGAGCACGCCTCACACGCATAACTACGCACCAGCGGCATCGGCCGGCTCCTCATCCTCGAGAGAATCATCCGGGTCGAACCCCGGTGTGTAGAACACGCCCTGGGCCCCCGGCGGGATCATAAAGATCTGCTCGATCACTTTCGCGGCGACCATGCCGATGAAGCGCTCCGTGGTTTCCCCGGCTTTCTGGGCGCGCTCCTCGATCAGCACGAACTGGCTGGGGGTGAACACCAGGCGGGCGTCGCCCATGTGGATCTGCGCGGTGGCGGACAGGGCACGATCTAAATCCAGCTTGTTGCGCATCGGCAGGCCGGTGCCCAGGCGATCCGCAATCTCCTGCAGCTCGTGCAGGCTGAGCACCACGCGGCCGTCGGGCGCATGCAGGGTTTCCGTGAGGCGCAGCGCGACCTCCGCCTCGAGCGAGCGGCGCCCCTTCAACTGGGTTTGCAGCGTCTCCGCCACATCATCGGGGATTGATACCTTCATGCGCGCGGTCCTTTCAGCGAAGGGAGTCGGTTGGAACGGTAATGTAGCACGGCCGCCGGCGATCGGCGGCTTGCACGCCCAAGTCGCGCAGGATGGGGTCGTTGCCGTCCTGCCAGGGATCGGGGAATACCCAGCCGCTGGCGCGGTCGTTGTCCGTGTCGACACTCACCACCGCGAACGGACGCAGGCCAGCTTCCAGGCGCAGCATCCGAAAGGTCTGCCCGATCAGGACGCCGCCGGGACGGTTCGGGGACTTGCCCTTAGTGCCAGCTGTATTCGTCGTCGTAGATGATGCCCCGGACGTCGTGGAGTTCTTCAACGTCATCCTCCTTGTCGTTGCCGCGGTCGGCAAACTGTTGAATTTCTGGTTCGGTGTAGGCCATGTTGCGGTAGTCCTTCTTGGCCGCCTGGTCGCCGGCGATCTGGGTTTGTCGCTGGCGCATCTGGGACAGGCGGCGCCGGCGCTCGTCCAAGGGCTCCCGCTCCCCGCCCATGAGTCGCCAGCAGACAATGTGGCCGATCGCCAAGGACATGATGCAGTCGTCGTGGGCGCCGCGCGCCGCTTCCGCCTCCCACAGCGCGCCCTCGGTCTGAAAATCCCCCAGCTCCGCGAGCGTCCACGGGGAGTTGATGCGCAGGTCGGGGAGTCCCGTCTGCGGGTCGAAGTTGGTAACGGCTTCGTGGAAGTGATCGAGCAGCATCGGCCGCGTGCGCTGGGTCGTGTACCACCCGAGCTTGGTGGTGAAGCGCGAGCTCGGATCGATCGCGTCGAGCATCTCCCAGCGGTAGAAGTGCGAGTACCCCAGATGCAGTTGCAGCGTGTCCTGCGTGCTCAACCCGTGGTTGTTCGTTTCGATCGCGGCCAGCGCCTCCAGCCCGTCGTCGTCGCAGTAGTAGCGGCCGAGCGCGTCACAGACGAAGGCGAGCTCTCTGGGTTTCACCTTGTCGCTGATGAACTGGGCGACCTGCTCCTCGACGCGATCGAGGGTGCCCATACGGGTGACGTCGACTACCGAGCGGTCCTTGCCAATCCCGTCGGAGACGTCTGCGCTCAGCACGTACTTGTAGCCCCGCAGCGGCGGCTCCCAGATCTGGCAGACCTCGAGGAGCTCGCCGATCTGCGCGCGTGCGTAGAGCTCCCCCGGCCCGAGCACGCGGAAGCCGTAGCCCACCGGGATGTAAGCCGGGTTGTCGGTGACCTTCTGGAGCTTCTTGGGGAGCGGCGGGAGGTGCTTGCGCGTGGTGCTCAACTCAGCACCTCCGCCGGCGGCACGGGGAGTTCCGGTTCGACGACGTGCGGCTGCACGCTCGGGTCATTCTTCAGCCGCTGCACGACCACCGGCCCGCGCTGGGCGCCGGCAATCTCCCGCGCGACCTCCGCTTCCTGGAACGCGGTGTCGCGGATCTCGGTGATGAGGGAGGCAGGCTGAATGGTGTACAGGGTGCGCAGCGGCCGCGCGACGTTGCGGAGCTTGTCGATCTGCTCTGGGCTGAAGATGCTGCGCCCCGAGTACTGAAACGCCTCCCCAGGTTCCGCCGGATACTCCTCGAAGAACTTGTACAGCACGCCCTTCTGCTGCGCCGCTTCGTAGCTGCGGAAGTACCAGTAGAGCTGCTCTTTGCTCAGCTCGAACGACCGCCGCATCCACCGCGGCGCGTGCCGGTTGACCCGCGCGGCGTAATCCAGGCAGTACCCGGGAGGTTCCCAGCCGTCCGGCACCGGCATCCAGTACTTGCTGCGCTCGGCGTACCACGGAATGAAGATGTTGAAGCTGCGGCCATATCCCCGTTCCGTCGCCAGCCACTCGTTGTGCCACCAGTTGTGGCGACCCTTGGCCGTGCTCTCCTTCATCCAGAGCGTGCGCGGCGTGCGCGCGATCGCCGGATCGAGGGAGTCGTCAATGGTTTCGGCGTACTCCCAGGTGCTGAGCTCGCTCAGGTGCACGCAGGAGTAGGTCTTCGATCGACCCAGTTGCCCCTTCTGCCCACCCTCGTCCGAGAGGCCGCCCTTCATGCTCTTGCCGGCTTCCACGACCACGCTCGAGTGATTCGTGAACACAATGTGCCGGTCCTTCGTGTGAAACTTCTCCCCGGGCTTCAGCCACCAGGGCAGCTCCTCGACCACCAGCTCCAGCATCCCGAACAAGCCCGTGCTCCCCGAATTCTCGGGCACGTCGCTTGCAATCATGCTCTTTGTGTACGATTGCGTCGTCGTCCGATGAGCCACCAAACTCTGGCAGAGCGTGCTGGCGCCCAGCTGACGGCCCTTCAGAATATTCCCCACGAGGCCGTCCGGATGGCCGCTCGAGAAACGCTTCTCTTCCTCGTCGGCGAGCGCCGCCAGGATCAGCTCCTGGGATTCCCACAACGGGTACATCGGCGACACGCCGGTATCCGGGCGAATGATCTTGCAGTAGCGCTCGGCCCAGTGGCGCCAGCTGAGTTTCGTCAGCACCCGCTCGTTGCGGATGAACCACTGCTCGTCCGCGGAGAGCGCGCGGATGACGCCTTTCTTGGGATCGTGCGCGGTGGCGAGCTGCCGGGTAAGCAGCTGGCACTGGGGGACTGGCAGGCTCTCCACCGCGCCGCCGACGGCTGCGCCAAGGGGTGAGCCGAGCAGCAGCTTGAGCCGCGCGTCGACGACAGCCTGGGAGTACATGGCGGGAGGGGCGCGGCTAGGGGCCGCCCCAGGTGGCGCGCAGGGAGACGCCGCCAACCCAGCTCCGATCGAGCGGCGCATTCCACCCGCTCTTACCGATCCACAGTGCCGCGGTCATTTTCCCGTCCGCACTGCGACTGGCAATCACCAGATTCACCCCGGTGCGCGTCTGCACGTTGAGCGCCGCGGTAGTCGCACCCGCCGGCACCTTCTCGAGCTCGAGCGCCACCTGCCGCTGCAGGTCGTCGCTGAGGGTGGCCGCCGGAAACGGCACCACTGCGACGCCCGGTAGTGTCTCAGACATTGCCGGTCAGCAGCGGGAACTTGCCTTCGAGCTTGCCGAAGATCGTCACTAGATCCTTGAGCAACGCCACCGTCGGCCCGGCAATCGCCAGCAGCGACGCCTTCTTTAGGACGTCCGCAAAGTCCCCGCTCGGAATCATGTCGTGCCCGTAGGAGGTCAGCATCGCGGTGATGATGCCCACGAGCGCCGTGAAGTAGGCATTGCCAAACCGGATGAGCAGCGCCAGCGCCACCGGCACGACCTTCACCACGATATTCGGCGTGGTCGTGCCCGGCGTCACCATCACCTGGTCGTGCATGTGCGGCGGGAGGCCGTCGCCGTCGGTCCCGGCGACCACGGCGACCTTAACCGGTACCGGGCCGATGAACTGCTCGTCTGCCATGGGGGACCCCTTCCTACCAGACGATCGGCGGCTTGCCCTGGGATGTGCGCTCAGCGTTCAGCGCCGCGCGCCATTCCGGCTGGTGCTTGGCGATCGACGCCTCGATCGTCTTGCAGTTGCCGACCAAGAAGTCGTAGTTCGTGCGGTGCGGCCACGTGCCGCATTCGCCGTCGAGGCCGGGCTTCTCCGCCCGCTTGTAGTCCTCCTCGAGCAGACGGGTGATTTTCTTCCCGCCTTCATCGCCGCCGAGGGACTCGTAACTCGGGTACACGGGCGTCGCCGGCACCGGCGGAATCGGGGGCACCACCACCCCGCCACCCGTGAGGTAGCTCAGTTCATCCGCGGTCAGCGGCTTGGGCGCCACCCACAGGTTGTTCGTGCGCCGTTCCTTGAGGTCGGCCGGCGTCAACCGGGTCACGAGCGTCGCGCCCGGCGCGCCACTCCCGCCCACCAAGTCGATGACGTTGAGCAGATCGGCCTGATCGCCGTTGCCGGCAATCGCGTCTTCGGCCCAGCCATCGACGTTGGTTTCGCCCGAGGTTTTGCTGAGCCACCCGCACAGCGTGCGATCGCCACTGGGGTTGACGTCGTACGCCACGAGACGCGCGAACAAGCTGGCCGCGCGCTGGTCGCCGGCTTTCACACGAACGAAGTAGCCCTGCGCTTCGCGGGCCTGGGCCATCTGCAGGATACGATCGAGGTGCGGCTGTGAGACGGGCATGCGCGTGCTCCTGGAATGGACGGTTGCGAATTTAATGCGGCCGAGCGATATCAAACGGTGGCGCACATCCCGCTTCCTGCATGAGGCACAGCAGCAGGATGATCGCGGCCGTCCCTACCAGCACCGCCATCAGCCACTTGGGCATCGGGGTCCCGGTCAGCACGCAGTACAACACCACCAGCAGGACAATCAGGCCAATGACGCTCAGAATCAGGCTCATGGGGCTTCTCCGGCGGGGACTATAGCACGGCTCTTGCAGCAGCGTGTCCCATGGACCTGATCCTCCTCGCGCTCGTGGTGGCGGTGGTCGCGGCGATTGTGTGGTGGATTACGACCAATTTGGTCAAGGAACCCACCCTGGTGAAGATTATCTGGTTCCTCACCGTGCTCGTGCTGGGGTTTTACGTGTTACGCCAGCTGGGTATTGCGATTCCTAATGTGATTCACTAATTTTTTCCCACTGCTCCCCCGCGGCTTCCGGTATTCTGCGCCTGATGCCGCGAGGGTTGCGTTTGCACGGTTTCTGCAGGTAGGTCGGTATGACTGCCAATACCGTTGTGCTGCTGACGATCGTGCTCGGGACGGTCGTCCACACGCTCTGCGACCTCTTTGCCTACGCCCGCGCCAAGAAAAACGACAGCGCCCGGCTCTCCAGCCCCTCTTCATCGAGCTTTCGCACCGACCCCTGATCGACCGCCTGGTCGATCATGTACGAGCGGGCGGCAACGAGGGCATCATTCACCAGGCGCGCGGTGACATTCGGAAAATACGGCTCCGCACTCCAGTCGCCCAGCAGCTGCCGCAGCTTCTGCAACGTCTTGTCGTTCAGCGTGCCGGTCGGCTCGACGTAAATGACCCGCTGCAGCCAGCGAATGGCGCGCGCCGGGCCGGAATTCACGCCAAAATCAATGAGCTGCACCCGCAAGGGCTCAAACGGGATGTTGGCGTGGGTAAATCCCGGCTCCTCGATGTAAAACAGGCGGTAAATCGCCCGCGCGGTGTCGAGCGGCAGCGCCCGAAAGCCCTCGCGCGTCGCCGACAGCCCTGTTACGCGTCGGATATACCGCTGGTAGGTGTCCCAGGTGATGCCGTAGAGCGTTTCCGGGTCCACCGAGCCGTTTGGGCGCTCGACTTCGGGGCGATGCCCGCCTTCCCGCGCGAGAATGCCATCGAGAATGTCGATTTCCGTCATTTCCGGCTCAATTTCTCCACCGCGGCGGCCGTGCGCGAGATATCCTCAGCAATTTGATCGAGGCGGGTCTTCAGCACCGCGTTGTCGATCTGCAGCTGGGAGAGCGTGGCGCGCTGGCCGCGCAGGTCTTGCGCATCCGCGTCCACCTTCTTGACCAGATCGTCGCGAATGGCGGTGTTGGTCGCCACCCAGACCCCAATGCCGAAGATCCCAATGAGCAGCCCGCGGTCCAGCGTGAGCAGCTTGTCGGTCGAGCGCGTCGACGGCTGCACGTTACTCCGCGCCGGCGCCATCCGGGTCGACCTCGGTCGGCTCGGCATCGACGATTTCTGGCACCCCGCTGCCGGCGCCGAACAACACGCGATCCATGGCTTCCTGCATGCGCTCGTAGCCCTCGTAGCTACCGCCGCCAAAGGTAGCGACTTGTACCGAGGTATTGACCTGCACCCCGCCGCCTTTGCCGGTGAGGCCGCCCATCTCGAGGGCCAAGTCCCGGCAGGTCGTATCCGCCGGGAAGGTCAGCTTGCCGCCACCCCGGCATACCCCGCAGTCCTGCGGGGACGGATTGGGCTCGCTCTTAGTCGGGTCCGCGGTGATCTTCCCGGTGCCCAGGCATTCCGTGCAGGTGTCCTCGTAGTCAGCCGCCTTGTGCATGACCTCGTGGACCACGGTGGGGAGTCGCTCCGCGATATGGCGCTTGGCGAGGAGTTGAGAGCGCAGCTCGCTGCCGGAGGCCAACGCCGCGATGAGCTCCCCCGGAAGGATTCTGCCCATCTGGCAGATCTCGGCCAGGTTCCGCGCGTTGTGGTCCGGGTCGGCAATCAGCCCTAGCAGGTACCGGACGTCCTTGGTCTGCTTGGCGAAGGTGAGCGCCTGTACCAGCGCCTGCCGCCCGCCGAATTCCAGCTCGAGCCGATCGAGCTCCACCCGCGCGTTGAGCGCCAGGGGGACGGGGCCGCTGCGCTTGGCGAGGCCGGCCACTACTGGAGAGTCCCCGCGCCGGGTACGTCGGCGCTCAGCCGCTGCTCCGCCTCTGTGTACAGGCGTTCGTACTCCTGCACCAGCCGCTCTTCGTCGAGGAGCTCGCCGTGCTGCACGTACCAGAGGGACCGGAGTTCCTCCATGCGTGCCGCCTTGAGGTCGCGCTCGCTGCCGTGCTCGGCGTACACGTCGACCGGCTGCTGGTCGGGTGGCGGGACGCCTAGTACGAGGTCCCGGTAGCTCGGATCGCTGTGGCAGAGGTACGTACGCACCGTCTCCGCGAGGTCCTCGCTCGCTGCCGCCTGGCGCTCCGCCGCCAGCACCCGCCGTTCCAGCAGCGGTACGAGCGCGGCCAGCAGTACTTTTGCCCATTCCAGCACGAGCGGGATAGTCGCATAGGCGCGGCGCGTACGCAAGGGCAGACACCGGGGAGGGACGCCAGCGGGTGCAGTTCCTGTGCACAGACCGGCTGCCAGCCGTACAGAGGTACGTACAGAGCTCGAGGCCTCGGGCGTGGCCACGTGCTAGGCGCACTTTTCTGCCGTTAGTACAAAACTTCAGGGTATCAGTGCTGTCAAGAGCGAAAGCCCCGGGCAGGCCCAGGCGAAAGGTATCCCGCAAGTCCAGCTGCGCCAACAGCTTGCAGCTAAATTCTGTGCACAGACCGACCACGTTCCCCCATCGAAAATAAATTTGTCCCAAGCCGGTCCCGCTCGTCCGGCCTGGCCGGGGGCCTGGCGCGGACAATGGCGGCGCGTGCGGCATCGCTCGAGCCGGAGCCATGCGGGCAGTAGATAGCTGACAGCACTGGGCCCTACTCCAGCCCGCCCTAGGTTGTCAACCAGTACGCGTACCGCCGCCCCTGTAGACAGATACCCCGTGATAGCTGTAGGATGCTGGTGTATGGGTAAGCAGTCAGTCAGTCAGCAGCGCCGTAGCGCCCGCCCTGTGTACAGCAGCAGCGTATGCCCCAGTGGTGCAGGCGTGGTGACGGCATCGCGCCGTATCCCCGACCTACTCTCGACCCTGCCCCTGTCCACACGGCAGCTCGCCCGCGCGCTGCAGGCAGAACGCAAAGCAGAGAGCCGGACAGCCCGGCAACAGCAGCCACGACCGCAGCGGCAATCCCGCCGCACTTCCCGCTAGGAGCCCACCATGCCGACCCGCAAGGAACTTATCGAACGAGACGCCACGATCGCCGACCGCTGTACACACACCCGCAAGCGTGCCGAGCCTGCCACCGTGGATGCGCTCGATCCGCTCGTGACCTTCAGCGTGTGGATCTGCATTGAGAAGCACGACCAGAACGCGGACGCCGAGCAGGAGTACGACGAGCTGGACGCGCCCGGCGCCGCTGTCGCCACCTTCGACACCTACGACGAGGCGTACGCCTACGCCGAGCAGCTGACCACACAGGCCGAGCAGATCGAGCCGCCCGCCGCCAGCCTGCCCGCAGGCATTGCGAACACGCCCCACAACCGACAGGCGATTTACGCCGAGCTGCTGAACCTCTGCGCGAACCCCAGCATCGAATACCCCGACTTCCTCCGTCTGCAGACGCTCAACGGGCGAGTCGGCCACCTCGGCACGGCCAACGGCAGCTGGCAGATGGATATCATGCGCCGGGGACGCGCGGGGGACGTCGACGCGCCGGTCGACACCCTCACCATTCCCGCGACCCACTCCGGCAGCGCCGAAGGCATCGCGCGCTTCTGTGTCGGCACCCTTGCGGGCCTGCTGGCCTACACGGCCTACCCGACCGAGCAGGCCGCCAAGGCCGCCGACCGCGCAGAGAGGCAAGCCCGCAATGACCGCTAGCCACCACCCGCAGATCCAAGGAGCCGACACCATGAGCGATTCAGTCACCGTCAAGATCCTGCCGAATGACAAGGGCATCCCCTCCGGCAAGCTGGCCGACGCCGAGCTGCACTTTCACGCGGGCCCACTGGCTGGCCTGCGCTTACTCGGCTTTGCCATCTGGCAGAGCCGCGTGAAGGGTAGCGCCTGCAATGTGACCTTTCCCGCCCGCACCTACAGCGTAAACGGTGAGCGCCGAAGCTTTGCCCTCTTGCGTCCTAGCGACAGCGGGATTGACGGACAAGAGCGCATCCGCGCGTTGATCCTGCAGGCATACGCCGAGCAGGTGGAGCAGGCCGCAGCGCCCGCCGCGCCGAGCGTGCCCGCCTTCGACCCCAAGACGGCATTTGCCGTGCCTGCAGCCGCGCCCGCGCCCGCACGTGAAGAAGGCCCGCAAGTCCCCGAGGAACGCTATCAGGCCGAACAGCAGAACGGCCGTACCGCCACCGACACCCGCAAGTTCAGCGCCCAGCAGGGCAGCGTATTGGATCTCTTCTAACGGTCGAAACGGCGGAGGACTGGAGGCCCTCCGCCGTACGCGCCGATTGGCCCCGGCGCGCTGATGAGACAGGCCGCAACCGATAACCGACCGATAGAAGGAAGGCTGAGACTATGGCACACATGATCGATGAATCCACCGGACTGGCCGCGATCGCCTACGCAGGCGGCACCCCGTGGCACAAGCTGGGCCGACGCATGACCGAGGAGCAACGCAGAAGCTTAGAGCTGGCGATGCAGGCCGCCGGGCTCAACTGGACGGTGGACGCCACCCCGCTGCAGTACCTCCGCCCGTGCGGGCCCGGCAGTAACAACGGCTTTGCCACCGTGCCCGACGCCGCCGGGATCATCCGCCAGGACACCGGCGCCTACCTTGCCACCGTTGGAAAGGGGTACACCCCGATTCAGAACCGCGAAGCCTTTGACGTGCTCGCCCCACTGGTCGAGAACCACGGTTGCACGATCGAAGTTATGGCGTCGCTCGACAGCGGACGTCGTACCTTCGCCCTATTGAAGATGCCCGACGCCACCATCACGCCGGCAACAGGGGATGATGTTCGCGGGTACGTGCTCGTTACCAATGCCCACGACGGCAGCAGCGCTGTCCGCGCCCAGCTCACCCCGATCCGCGTGGTCTGCCAGAACACGCTGACCTTGAGTCAGGCCACCAAGCACAGCACGGCGGCAGTCGTGCGCCACACCAAGAGCGCGCCCGATCGCTTGAAGCAGGCCGCCGAAATCGTGGAGCGCATGCAACAGGCCCTAGCCAAGACCGGCGAGACGTACGCGGAACTCGCCGCGCGCGCGATGAACGCCAAGGAGCTCGCCGCCTACATCGAGACGGTGATCCCGGCGCCCGCCGCCGACGTCGCCGCCAACACCATCAGCGAGGTAATCAAGGCGCGCCGGGAAGCCATCGCCGATCTGATCTTCCACGGGCATCACGTGCCCGACCACATCACCAACAGCACCTACGGGATTAGCTCCGCATGGCGCGCGTACAACGCCGTCACGGAGTACTTCGACCACATCCGCGCGACCGAGGCCAAGAGCAGCAGCGCCCGCGCGACCGCGTATGACAGTGCCTTGTTTGGCGGGAATGCCGCGATCAAGGCGCGCGCGCTTAATGTGCTGGTGGCAGCGTAGGCTTCAAGGGTAGACCGTAGGCCGGGACACAATCCCGGCCCTCGGCGTACCCTTTTGGAGGCTGAGACACCATGACCGTGACCCAACTACATAAGACGCTCACCGCGCTGATTCAGCAGGGGAAAGGCCGTCATCAAATCCAGGCGCTGATCGACACGCCGGATTCCTTCAGCGACGGGGAGTTAGTGGACGTGGCGATCCATCACAGCAAGCCTCGGATCGTGCTGCATATCGAACAGCTCCCGGCACCGGAGGACAGAAGAGGTTAGACGGTAGGCCTGCAGCAATGCAGGCCCTCCGCGTACCCTTTTGGAGGCTGAGACAATGAGCAGACCCAGTACCGACGTTGACCGCGCACTAGCCGCAGAATGGACTGCGCGCCGCTGGCCGCAGCTCACCAAGAACGAGCAGAGCCTAATCCGCTTCGGGATGTTTCCCGCCGCCGTCATGGCCGAGGGAGAGCGCGAGGGATTGAACGGCCACGCACTCGCGTGCGCCTTTATGGACTGCGCCAAGGCGGACGGAGGGATGCGCGCATGATCGCCCTACTGACCGAATTGTGGCAGCACCCGCAGACCCGCGCGGTACTCGTGCTGTTTGCCGTCAGTGTGGCAGTCAGCACCGCGAACCTCTTTCTGTGGAGCCCGCGCCGATGATCGGCCCGCTCGTACTCGCCCTCGTACAAGACGCGCGCGGCGCCTACAAATTGACCACGCCGCAGTTGGAGCAGGTACTCGCCGCCACGATCGGCACCACGCACGGACGTCCCAGCGGCGATCCGCTGGTGTGTGCGGTGGAGCAGCTCCGCAGCCAGGTATCCGCCGTGCTGCAGGCCCGCAGGAAGGTAGACGCCGACGACGCCCGCGCGGCCGCCGCAGCCGAACGCGCCCAGCCGGCGCCGGCCGCCGGAGGACAGCGCGTCCCGCTGCCGCCGGCACCCCCCAGCCCGCGCCCGACCGCCGGCGCGCTGCAACAGCCGCAGATGGATCTGTTATGAGGTACGTGGTACTGAGTGCCGAAGGACTGGAAGGAGTCTTCGATCGAGTCGAGGATGCGTACGGCTACGCCGCCGCGCTTCGGTCGATTGGTGTTTTGACGGTCGTACGTACCTCTGTACGTACGCCCGCGTCAGATGGAAAAACACCAGGAGGGCTGAGACATGGCACCGAATAGGAAGCACGCTGTACGTACGCCGGGGGTGCCGCAATGAGCGCCGACACCCTCGACACCCGCACGCTCGAGTACCGCGGCCTGCGCTTCAAGGTCTGCCACGTGGCCGACCCTGACCACCGCGCCCCGTGGGAGGAGTACGACGGGCACGGCGTGGTCACGGACTGGCTGTCCATCGAGCAGCAGGCCGAGCGCGATCGTACGAAGTTCTACCCGCTGGGTACCATGCAGCGTGATGGCTCCCAGCGCTTCTATGACATGGACGCTAGTATCCGCAAGGCTATTGCGGAACAGTGGGGTGTGAACGACGAGGAACGCGCCAAGCTGAAAGCGGGACGGCTGGACGGTGCCGAGGCCAGCGAGGCCCAAGTACTCCACCGCGCCGTCGTACTTGATCGGGACTACCTCAATGCGTGGTGTAACGACGAATGGCAGTACATCGGCGTGGTGGTACAGCTGCAGGACGCGGGCGAACTGGTACCCACACAGAGCCTCTGGGGGATCGAGAGCAACGACACGGCGTACCTCGCAGCGGTCGCGCGGGAGCTGGCCGATCAAGTCATTGACGAGGCCAATAGCGCCTTAGAGCAGGCCATGTACAAGCTCCGCGAGCTGCAGGAGCAGATCCAGGCGGCGGTACTCGATCGGAAGGATGGCACCGCATGAACGGCCCGCGCTACTGGATACGTGTGCAGATCCCCACATGGGGACTCACCCGGCACACCGGCCCGCGTAAGACGTGGTGGTACTTCAATAAACGCCGCTGGGTGCAGGTACGTAATCAGCTTCGGCGGCAGGGGTGTTGGTACGCCGCTGGGAGGTTGCCATGATCCCACGCGTGCTCAGGATCGAAGATGAGGAAGCAATGGCGATCGACGAAGAACTGAGGGCTGGGCAACGTACCGCACGCGTGCAGGTCAACGTTACTTATCGTGATCAGTTTGGGACACGGTACCACGGCACGCGAGAGGTAAAGATTGCGCTGCGCCGGGAAACCGATGCGGATATTCAAGGAGGGCGGTAAAAATGGGACGCCCGCTAGTCCACCCCCACCCGCGCGAACTCGGCGCCACCCGCTTCTTCGCGCGCCTGATCGCCTTCGACCTTGAGTGCCCCAGGTGTGGGAAGGTCTTTTCGATCCGGCGCATGAACCGCTCGAAACTGTCGGCCGTGGCGCTGGACGATGCCGCGCACACGTGGAACCCGACCACGGCCCGCTTTACCTGCGTGGGGAAGGACGGCTGCCAGAAGCAGTACGTCTTAGGGCTGCTGGCGTGGGAACCGCCACGTGGTGCCCGTGCCGGCGCGCTGCCGATGGACCAGGTGCCGACACACCGCCAGTTGGCCGAACTGCGCGAACTGGGCAGCGGCCAGTGGATGCCGCACCAGCCGACCGGCCGCATGGATACCAGTAACCTCGCAATCACTGACGAACGTCCGGAGGATCACGACGATGACCGCCACGAAATCGAATAAGCAGAAGGCTGAGCACACCACCCACACGTACACCCCAGACGCGCGTTTAGTCGGGATGAACTTCGACCGCAAGGATGCAATCCAGTTCCCCGCCGGGCAGAGCCGAGGGCGCAACGGCGGATTCACTGCCACCAGCTTCGCCGTCGCCGGAACGCCCGGCTTTGGCGACGACGACGCCACGATCGCCGTAGAGGTACACAGCAGGCGACAGGCGACCTACGCGCCGATCCGCTTGGCGCTGAGCGTGCCCGATGCGATCGTGCTCGCCCAGGCCCTACTGCAGGCCGCTGAGGCCGTGACCGGAACGCCGCAGGAGTCTGCACCGATCCACGCCCGCTGCCTGCACTGCGACGCCGCTATCACGCTCGACCACGGCGCATGGATCGACCGTACGAAAGGGGACGGATGCGGGGACGCCGTACACGAACCGGCGTGGGACACGATCGAGGCTCGCCCATGACCAGCAGCCCCAGCAGCCGCGCCCGCCTCCTTGCCCTGATCGTGCTGATGCTTGTGCTGTTCGCCGTGCAGGCGTGCGTCTCGACCGTGCTGCATCTCCAGGCGCGCTTACTGGGCCCCGGCCTGCGCGCGCCCGTATCTACCGCATCCCCAACCCCCTAAGAGGGTAGAAAGTGTGACCATTTGGTAGGTAACTAGTAGACAGCTAGGCACTTATCAAATGGTCACCGTCCTACAGCCGAGCTGACCCTTTGACCATTCAAATGGTCAAAGGGTCAATGTGGTCAAGGTCTTATATCTTGTACAAACGCACGGATTACGCCTGTACAGGCGAAATGGTCAAAAGGTCAGGATATTCCTGAGCCCTCTCGGTTTCGCTTTTTGTTTGATAGGGAGTCGTTACTGCGTGAGTGCCAGGGCGTAGCGCCCGTGGCCGATCTTCCGCACGCGGCCCGCGTCGATCTCTCGATCGAGCTGGCGCTGCATGGTGCTCTTGCTGAGGTCCCGCTCAACCGCGTGCTTGAACAGGTCGACGAACACTAACCCATCCGGCCCGGCATTAGCAAGCACGCCCACAATCCAGCAGGCCGCGACGTCCGCCGACACTTCCTCGGAAAGGAATCGGCCGGCGTCATCCCGGGACACACTGAAGGTTTTGCTCTTGCTGTGGTGGGGCGCCCAGAGGAACGTGTAGTGCTTGGTCTTCAGCTCCTCGGGGCTGGCGAGGAACATCTGCGTGTCGGAGTACGTGTAAAGGGAGGTGCTGCCGAGAATATGGTCCTGGAGTCGCGCATACCCTTGCTTCTTGTCGGCTTTGGGTTTGCTCGCGTCCATCGTGCCGATCAGCGCCACGTGGTTCAGGCGCTGGCAGAGCTCGCGGACTTCCAAGAGTGCCACCGCGGTCGCGTCCGCGTCCAAGAGGTTGCCACCTAAAAACAGCGCCAGCGAATCCACATACACCAGCGAGCCGGCGGGAAACCCGGCGGCCGGCGCCACCTTCGCCAGACACTCTTCCAGGATCGCCAGCCGATCGGCTTTGGTGCGCATCCGGCGTTTCTTGAAGGTCGTATCGTCGACGAGGGAGTAGTGCTTGAGATGTTGCAGCCCCTCGAGCGCAAACCATTTCGAGCTCGAATGAATCCAGCTGCGATTCGCCCCGATATACGCCTGGTAGGGGGGTGCGGGCAGGGTCGGCGCGACACCGAACACCGGCGCCTGATGGCTGAGCAACTTGGCGAGGAGCGCCAGAAAGGCGGTTTTCCCCACGCCGCTGGTGCCGGCGAGCAGGTTCACCGACCCAGCTAAGAGTACCGGTTCGAGCGGACCTGGGGCAATCGAGTGTGCGCTGTCTGCCATGTCTCAGAAGTCTCCTGAATCTCAACACAGGGATGGGCGTGGAGAGGACACATGGGCAGACGGCGCGGGTGGTAGGTTCGGGAACGTCAGTGGGTGTTGAGTGGGGCGAACTGTAGCGCACTCCGGGTACACGTGGAAGCCACTAAATGTAGGACTGCTGAGATTCTGTGCACTGTATTTAGTGGCTTGACGAGGGCCGCAGAGTTTCTGTAAAGTTCACACTCTTTGGTGGCCGAACCCTGTAGACAGGAAAGCCGCCGATCCAGTAGGCTGAGCACATGACAACCACGCAGGGTACGCCCACCGACAATCCGCAGTTGCTCGACGACGAGAGCGCCGACGCCCAGTTTCTGGAGGCCGTGGAGGCCATGCGCGCCGCCAGCCGCCCCAAGGTGCGGGTGCGCGTGCTGCTGCAGCTCTATCGGTTCGGGGTCGGGCAGCGCTACAAGAACTGGCGCGGGCAGATCTTCCGCCTGGAGCTCGATCCCACGATCATGGCGGCCAGTAACTTCCGCACGGCGCTCAGCATGTTCTTTGAAGCGTTGACGACGATTGGGCCGGCCAAGGTGGTGGACGCCTTGCAAGCCGCGATGAAGGGAAACTGATGGCCGACGTCATCCTTACCGTCACCGTGGCCGAGGGGTCGACGCTGCCGCAGGCGATTCGCGCCATGCTGCGGATTGCGCGGGCGTTGAGCTGTTTGGTGGGTTCCACGTGGAACGGCGAGACATTTACCGTGAACGGCGACGAGAGCTACTCCGCCGCGCAGGACCGTATCCTGAAACAGCTGAAGGTGAACGGGCGTGAGTAACGGACCCCTGACACTTTCCAAGCCGATTCTCCTCTGGCTGACGGATCGCAGCCGCTACGAAACCGGCAACGCCTGCGCGCGGGAACGGCTCCTGCGCTACCACTGGGGCCCGCATGGCTACGGGATTCAGAAGGCGGCGCAGAAGATTCCCCTCGCCACCGGGGACGTGGTGCACACCGGGCTCGCACTCGTGCTCGACTACTGCCGGGACAACGATGTACTGCCGCCGGCGGAGATTGTGAATGTGGCGGTCGAGACGGCGCTCAAAAAGTACGCCCAGATCATCGACTCCCGCGGCCTCCTGCACTGGGAAGACACCGCCGAGCAGCAAGCGCGCCTCATCAGCGAGCAGCAGATGCTGATCGAAGGGTTGATCCGCGGCTGGGTGATGTGGCGCCTGCCGGAAGTCCTGAAGGTCTACCGCATCGTGTACGTCGAGCGGGAAGCCGTCAGTGTGTCCCGCTGTACCTGTGGCATCGGCGACCGCCTCGGCACGCTCGAGGATCACGTCTCCAAGGACTGCGAAGGCATCTGCATCCAGACCCGCGGCGACTTCGTGGCCCAGCATCGCACGACCGGCAACTACGCCTACAACGAGTTCAAGACCACGACCGAGAACAACATCCGGTTCCGCACGACCTACGAAACCACGATGCAGCCCTACCTGGGCACGCTCGGGATCGAAGACGAGCTCGGCATCGACGTCACCGAGATCTACATCCACGGGCTCATCAAGGGGAAGTACACGCACGAGTACAACCCCGACACCCGCGACTACGATGGGCCCGAGTACCAGAACAGCAAGCTCTGTTACGCCTACCGGGATGAAGCGAATCCGATGGCGGCGAGCTGGACGGTCAAGAGTCAGTGGAAGGACGGGGCCGGCATGACCAAGCGGTTGCCCAAGTCCTTCAAGCGCACGCCGGTGGCGGAGTTCGGCAACTACCAGGAATACCTGGAGGCGTTTGCCGAGGACCTCGCGCCGCAAGTGCTGGTCACCCTGGGCCCGCTGCCCAAGAAGCAGCACATTCGAGATGGCGCGCTGGAATCGTGGGTACATGAAGAGGAGCGTATCCGCTGGGCGCTCTTTGAATTCGCCGACCTGGTGGATGCGCATGGCGGCAACTGGGCGGCCGAGCCCGTGCAGCGCTTCCTCGATCGCCAGTTCCGGCGCACGTTCGACTGCCAGCGCTTCGGCGGGCGGTATGCCTGCCACATGATCCCGATCTGCCACGAGCATCCCGGTTGGGAAGATCCGATGGGGTTGCTGGGGTTTGTCCCGCGCCGACCGCATCATCTCCCGGAGGAGCAGCAGGCGATCGAACGCGGCTACCTGGCGCCCGACGTCGCGGTCGAGACGCCCGAGGATTAAGAAGGAGGAGTGATGGTTGACAAGAAAGCACTGACGTTAGAGGAATTCCGCACCACCACGCGCGAGCTCGATGGCAGCGTGCCGCTGCTGTTCAACGGACAGCGGGTGCATGGCATCCTGCTCGATCGCAACACCGCCGGCGACCTGCAGGCGCACCTGCAGGGGGACAGTCTCGCCAGCGAAGACGCACCGCTGGTGCCCGTACCGGAGGCCGTAATGGCGCCCGCCGGCCACGAGCCCCGGGATATGGCCCCGGAGGTGGATGATGCCGATGCCGACACCGATCGGCTCGAATCCCTCACCGAGCGGCGCACCAACGATCCGGCGTCGCTGACCGATGAGGAACGCGAGGAGCTCGCGCGGCTCGAGAAGTTGGCCGGCGTGGAAGACCGGCGCGCACCGGACACCGGCAACGAAGGCGACCCGCTCTAGGCCATGGCCGAAATCCCTCCGAAGATCGCGGCCGGCATCGCCGAGGGCGGCGGCCGTCACTACCGCGGGCGCGGCCTTGGCCAGATGGGCCCGTGGAAGTGCGTCGCCTGCGGCATCGAGAACGTGGGGGACTTCGGGAAGGGGTGCCAGAAGTGTGGAGCGGGTGCCCCTGGCGTGCAGACACGGAAGAAGGGTGAGGCTAGCCTGGTTACCGAGACTGCTGTCAGGGCGCCCGCTGCACGACCCGCCCGCGCGAGCGCGACTCGTGCCGAGGGGAACACGATCGCGCAGCAGTTGCGCGGGCGGGTCGGCAGTATCGACTACGACGAGATTGAACGGCGCATGGCACGCGCGCTGGAAGCCCGGCTCGGCGGCGGGTACACCACCCCCGAACGCCGGGTGCTCTACGAAGCGCTGGAGAGTTTCCTGATCTTGATCGACAACGGGGAACTGGAGTTACCGGCCGGGTACATGTCGATCGAACAGATGCGCATTCTTGCGCAGAAGGTGGCCCCGGACGAGGGCCTGGAAATGGTTGAGGAGAGAGATGCCGCAAGCACCACCACCGCGCCCGAGACAGACCCCGAAGCCGGGGACCGCGCTGAAGCCAGCCCCGGCGGGGAGTACGTCCCCGACGACGACCACGACACCGACTACGCCGATCTCGACCTCCGCACCGGGAGTCGGGTCAGTCCCGCGCCGCTCGACCCCGCGCCCGAATTCGTCGACCCTGATCCTGGGCCCGACGAAAGCCGGGAAGACGACCCTGATCGCCACGGCTAGCGAGTACATCTACGAAACCTGGGGCAAGGTCCTCGTCCTTTACACGGCGGAGCTCGGTGGGTTCAGTGCCCGCGTCGAGCAGCGCATCCGCCAGGGGTTGATTCGTCCGGTGCGCATGCGCACGCGCGATGACGAGGAGAACTCGCTCTCGTTTGAAACCCTGCAGCTCTGCTCCAAGGGCTACATGCCGGTGCGCTTCCTCAACCCGCTGGAAGGCGAGGTCGAGCAGGGCGTGCCGATGATCGGCCCGACCACCACCATTCACGAGCAGTTCTGCGGCAGCTGTGCCGGCTCAGTACAACGCACCCGCTTCAAGAGCAAGCTGCGCAACACCACCTGCCCGCATTGCAAGAAGCCGGTAACGATCAGCACCGGAACGGTCGTGAGCACCGTGCAGCAGACCAAGGGGTTTGAGAATATCGGGGGACTTGGCTACGACGGGCTCACCTCCTTCAGCGACTGGTACCTGCAGGATATGTCCCACCGCAAGAACCTCGAGGGCGAGAAGGCGGCGCTTGGCGGCGAGATTGAGTCGGGCAACATCACCTTCCGGGGTAACAACCGCAGCCAGGTCGGCATGGCGCAGACGCGGGTACACGAGCTCGTGGCGAACAGCCTGAGCATCCCGAACTTGGAGCTGATGCCGTTCTGGACGGCGATCTCGCATGAGAGCTCCGACGATACCGGCCGCCTGACCATCGTCGGACCCAAGCTGGCCGGCGACGCCAAGACCTACATCGCTTGCAGCTGGTTCGGCAACGTCGTGGAAGCCGACGTGCGCCAGAACGAGCACCACGAGTACATCCGCCGCCTCTGGGTCAGCCAGTTCTACGACGAGAACAACCGCCGGCACCTGTGCGGCCACCGTGGCGATCCGCGCTTCATGGACGTCTACTACGAGGACGCGCCCTACAGCGACGAGAAGCCGCCGACGGAAATCTGCACGGGGTTCTCGCTCAGCTACTTCCTGAAGCAGGTGGAGCTGAGCATCCAGAAGGGTATGGACGTCGACAAGATCGGCGACGGCAAGATGCCCGGGACGGATAGCATCCCCACGATCTACGGGGATGCGGATGACGAGCTGGCGCCGGCACCGGTGGCAGCAGTGGCCGCGGGACCCAAGGCGGTCAGCCGCAAGCCGGGCGTGGTGAAGCCGAAGCCGCCAGGCGCGAAGCCGGCACCGGTAGCGACGTCCGCACCCGAGCCTGAGCCCGAGCCCGAGGTCGATCCCACGCCTGACAACAGCACGGTGGCGGAAGAAGCCGCTGAGGAAACGGAAGCTCCGGCAACCGAGGAGGTTGTCCCCGAGGTGCAGGAGTCGGAAGCGCCGGCGGAGGACCAGTCCTCTCCCGCCGAGCCCGCACCGACGCCTGTGCAAACCGCGACCGCGGCTCCCGCACCGCCTGCTCCTGGTGCGTGGGCCCGGCCCGCGGGCAGCAAACCGCCGGCGCCTCGTGCGCCGCAACCTGGCCCCAAGGCCCCGGCGCGCACTGCGCCCCGGCCCGTGCAGGCCATGAAACCGAGCTAACTAGGTAAGCGTTCCCCCGTTCGTCTACCCCGAGCTGCGAGAGGCGCTGCTCGATATTCCAGGAGTGTTCGATGGCAGGTATCAAGGATCTGAAGTTAGGCAAGGACGTGTTCGAGGCCAGGACCGCGGAGGCGCTGCCCGAGCAGATCGGCAGCCGCAAGCGCGCCCTCTACCCGGGCCCGTACCGCTTCAAGGCGCCCGTGGCCGCGAAGATCAACGAGTGCTTCGACACCTTCGAGGTGGAGATCGGCGGCAAGAAGGTCACCCGTGTGGTCGCGGTCCACCGCGACGGCGCCGAGCTGACCGTCATTCAGGCGCCGGCGAAGTACACCGAGCGCGTGGGGGACGCCTTCTCCACCCGCATCAGCAACGCCGAGCGCAAGCGCGGCAAAGGCGACGATGCCCCGATGGCGAGCGACATGGACTACATGCTCGCGGTATTACAGCCGAAGGGCACGCCGCTCCCGACCAGCAACCGCGGCTACCTCGAGGCGTACGCCAAAGTCGTGCCCGAGGCCGAGTTCGGCGCGGATATCGAGTGGAACTGGCGCTGCGACCCGAAGAAGGCCGCGCGCGTGCCGGACCCCGACAACGACGGCAAGACGATGGAGCTCAACGGCGAAGAGGGCCGGGAGAACCGCGCCGGCTGCAACACCAAGTACTACCAGAAGGACGTCCAGAAGGTGGACGCCGAGGGCAATGCCGACACGGCGGGCGAGTTCCCCCGCACGATCGAGTGCCAGTGCGGCGCGATTCTGTTCGCCAACGAGAACCTGCAGAACTTCCGCAAGTAGCGGAAGGCAGGCCCCGCACCCGGCAGCACTCCTAAGTGCCGGGGACTCTCGGCGTGAATGGCGCCCCGCGCTGGCGGGATAGTGGGCGCCACGCTTTTCCTACAAGGCTGAGGATCCATGGACCAGGACTGTCTCATCGTCGTGATCGGCGACTCGCCCCGGCTGCACACCGGACTGTCGCGCATCGCCCGCGATATCACCCAGCGCCTCTGGGCAGCGCGCGAGCGCCTGGGCATCCAGGTGGCACAGGTCGCCTGGGAACCGCGCGGCGTGGTCGCCCCGATGCCGCCATGGCCGCTGGTGACGTTTGCCGAGCTCGAGCAGGACTGGGGCGCGGAGCAGGTACTTGGGTATGTGAACGCGCTGACCGGGCAGCTCGGCGTCGATCCCAGCAAGGTCGTGCTGTTCACCATCTGGGACCCGGCCCGCTGCTTCGAGTACCGGCACACCTGCGAGAACCTCTGGGGGTATTTCGCTGTCGACGGGCATAACCGCCATGGACGCTTCGGCGGGCCGGCGGCAGAAACGGTGGTGCGCTACAAGCGGGTGCTGGCGTACACCGAGTACGGCGCGCAGGTGTTGCACGACACGATTGCGCATACGAACGGGCCCGGCCCTGTCATGCCCGTATCGTACCTCCCCCACGGCCACGACTGGGGCGCGGCCCAACGCGCGGACGCCATCGCCAACTGTCTGCCACCGACTGACGGCTGGCAGCTTGGGTGTGTCGCCACCAACCAACCCCGCAAGGACCTGGGGTTGTTCTTCGCCGTGCTCAGCATCCTGCGTGAGCAGGGCGAACCGGTACACGGCTGGCTGCACACCGACGCCCTGGTCACCAGCGCCTGGTCGATCCCCGAGCTGCTCGAGGTCTACACCATCTCCCAAGACTGGTGCTACATCAGCGCCGGCCTGGCCGACGAGCGCTACCTGCAGGCCATGTACGCGGGTTGTGCGGTGACGCTGGCACCGGGCCGCGGCGAGGGGTTCGGGTACCCGATCGTGGAGAGCTACGCCATGGGGCGGCCGGTGGTACATACGAACTACGGCGGCGGCAAGGAGTTGACTCTTCCCGAGGGGCGTGTGGACTGTATCGCCTACGATACGGCGAATCCCTACGTCCTGCAGCGGCCGATTCTCCACCCGCAGGACGTCGCTATCCGCTGCCAACAGCTGGCCCATCAGATGCTCGCCGATCCGACCCGCGCCGCCTACTACGCCGGCACGGTCGCCAACCTCCACTGGGACCAGTTGTGGCCGCGGTGGGAAACATGGATTCGACAGGGGTTACGCGAGTTGAGGAGCACGCCATGAGCGAGAGCAAGGTACGGGAGTTCAAAGCGGTGGAAGCGCGGGCACAGCTCCGCGATGCGACGCAGCGGCAGGTGCACGACGGCCCGCGCATCCTCGATGCCTTCGGGCGCGTGGTGCAGGTGGACGACGGCATTCTGCTCGCGGAAACCTCGCCCATGTCGGTCGTATGGCGGGTGACGGCCCTGACGCCCGCCACCGAGCGCCAGCACCAAGGCGGCGTCTGGATGGACCTGCAGGCGGGCATGCGCGTGCTGGTGGGGCCGAATGTGGCGAACCCGAGCGTGGTGCTGGGCATCCTGCGGAAAGAGAGCGCCGCGCCGGATGCGCCGGGGGCGGGGCAAACGGCTGGTGGGATCATTTTGTCGGACCCAGACGGGCTGAGTGAGCGATGAAGGAACCTCGATTGGTCGTGGTGACGGCCACCGCCGACGCTAAGCGCTTCGGCGAATTCGCCCACGAGCTCGACTTCCACGCGGACGGCTCGGTGCCGATCGTGGCCGTGGCACAGAAGTTCGCCCGGTGGTTGCCACTCCGCAACGGCGTCATAGAGGGGCACAACGACTACCTGGGCGTGGTCCCGGCGTTCGCGCGGGGTTGCGAGATCGCCCTGCGTACGTACCCGCGTGCCGAGGTGATCGCCTGTCTGCACGATGATCTGCTAGTCAGCGAGCCCGACTGGGACCAGAAGCTCCTCGCCCACTTTGACACCCATCCCGACTGCGGCCTGGCCGGCTTCGGGGGCGCCTGGGGACTCGGGGACGAGCAGGCCGGGCAAGGCATCTATCGTCCGACCTGGCTGGTGCGTCGCGGGTTTATGTCGAACATGCAGGACGCCGAGGCGCACGGCACACGCGTCACCGAACCGCGGAAGATCGCCTGCCTCGACGGGTTCTCGCAGGTGTTCCGGCGCACGTTCCTCCAAGGTCGTCACCACAACGGCGTCGGCCCGAACATTGCGTTCGACGGCACCCTCTTTAGCATCTTGCAGGACTGGGGCGTGATGCACCACGCCTACGACGCCGCCACCGGCGCCTTCGCACGGTACCTGAGCTGGGACACCTGGCTCCTCCCCTTCGCCGTGCACCACAAGGGCGGGCAGACGGCCGTCGGGGACGCGCAGTACAACGAGTGGGCGCGCACCCACGCGCAGAAGCTCCCCGACTCGACCTCCGTCGGCGATCAGGTGTTTTGGGAGCAGGCCCACAAGATCATCTGGCAGCGTCTCGGGCATTTGTTGCCCTTCGAGGTCGACCGCCTTGGGTAAATCCATCGCGGAGCTCGACGCACTCCTCGGGGCGTCCCTCGACTCGACCGGGCCCGGTGCCAAGGACCGGCCCGAAGCCCGTACCTCAGTCGTCGCGGAGAAACTCCGTACCAGGCTTGCGAAGCGCGGTGCCCTGCCTCCCGACCCGGGCGCCACCGCCAACACCGTGCAGGTCGGCGGAGTGACACGCTATGGAGACGCGGGTGGTCCGGTGGTCGTGGTTAGGCGCGCTCGCTCGGAAGTACGGGAAGCCGCCGGCGCGGCCGGAAGTACCAGCGACCCCTTCGGGTGGAAGGTCCAACCCGGCAACGCCCTCGAGCCACCTCCCGGGCGACAACCCGCTGGGCTGGAGCGGGTACACGGCCCGGGAACTGTTCCGCGTCGGCCGGCGCTTCCGCATTCTGCTCCCGCGGGAGGGGGAGTCACGCCGGCGGGCCCAGCTGACCGACACGTACACGATGGTCCAGCACGACCGGACGCAGGGGTACTTCCGGGGGGACCTGGACCCGGCGGGGGAGGACCTGCGGCGGTTTCCGTGGGCGACGTTCGAGCAGACGCTGGCGGAGGAGCGGGTACGGTGGCAGAACAGCCTACCCCGGGGGAGCACACCCTCCCACTTACGTTCCAGCACCTCGACGAGGTAGAGGACAGCACGCCGGCGCCGCTCGCCGAGGGGGAGGCGCCCAACTGGCCCGGCCCGTTTCAGTTCGTCACCGGGCCCGCCGGCTGCGGGAAGACGTACCTCGCCCGCCAGTGGGGCCTGCACGACAAAGGCTTCCTGCTCTGCGCGACCACTGGCATCGCCGCGGTGAACCTGGGCGACGCGGTAACGGTACACAGCACGCTCAAGTTCTTCGACACCGCCTCCCTCGAGGAGAACTTCGTCTCGGGCCACTTGCAGGCCCGCATGCGCAAGCTGCGCGCTAGCGGTATCACCCGCTACGGCATCGACGAGGTAAGCATGATGCCGGCCCGGGTGCTCACCACCCTCACCCACGCGATCGAGGAGCTGAACTCCGACGCCGCCGTGGACATGGGGCACGAGCCGCAGATCGGCATCACCCTGATCGGCGACTTCCTGCAGCTCCCGCCGGTCAAGGAGGAGTACGCCTTTCAATCCCCCGAGTGGCCGAAGTACGAAGCGCACATGCTCAAGCTCAGTACCACCTACCGCCAGACGGACCCCGATTTCATCCGGGCCCTGCGCGCGGTACGCCTGGGGCAGCCGGAGGAAGCGATGGACGTCCTCGGCCCGCACATTCAGCCGTCGCTGGACATGCGCTTCGACGGCACCACCATCCTCAGCAAGAACCTGCAGGTGGATCGCTTCAACAAGCTGCGCCACCAGGAGCTCGCCGGCGACGTGCTCACCTACAAGAACACCATTACCGGCAAGCCGCTCCCCGAGTGGGAGAAGAATATCCCGATGTTCGTGGGACTGAAGCGCGGCGCCAAGGTGATGATCCTGGCGAATAAGTACCTGGATATGGGCGGCGGCGAGCGGCTGCTGCTCTACGCGAACGGCGACACCGGCACCTTTGTGGACGGGGACCCGCGTACCAAGGTGGCCCACGTGCAGCTGAATCGCAGCGGGGAAGTCGTCCCGGTTACCTACAACATCCGGCAGAACCTGCTGCCGACCGGCGCCAAGGGGAAGAAGAAGGACCGGTATCAGGTGCTAGGTGAGGTCGAGTACATGCCGCTGCGGCTGGCGTACGCCTCGAGCGTACACAAATCCCAGGGCCTGACCCTCGATCAGGTGCAGGTCGATATTAGCGATCCGTTCTTTGCGGCGCCGGCGATGGTGTACGTGGCACTAAGCCGGGGGCGCTCGTTAGAGGGGCTGAGACTGGTGGGGAACCCGGCGCTGCTGCTGAAGCGGTGCACGGTGGACCCATTGGTGGAGAGGTGGCGATGAGTTTGCGATTGTGTCATCCGGGAAAGTTCGGGGATCTGCTCTGGGCCCTGCCCACCGCGCGCGCGCTGGCCGAACAGGCCGGCAAGGATGAGGAGTACGGCGGGGTAGAACTGCACCTGCCCAGCGCACTGCGCTCGATCAAACCCCTGCTCGAGAAGCAGGGCGATTACCTTGCCAGCGTCGTACTGCATGACGACTGGCAGGTACAGGACACCGCGCCAGCCACACCGTTGCAGCCGCCCGGGTACACGATGCCCTCGCTCGGCTACAAGCAGTGGCCCGTACGCGAACTCCCCTACGAGGTCGCCTGGGAGCACGGCATGTACGAGAGTGGCCTGAGCGACGCCCACTTCTTCCGCCCCTGGATTCACGTTCTCCCCTTGGACTATAACCTGGCCAGCGACCGGCAGCGCCTGGTCGTGCACTGGACCGATCGGTGGTTTGAGCTCAAACTGGGCATTCTGCGCGAGCTCCAGCGCGTCCTCGCCCGGGATGTGTACTGCCAGTGGATCGCGGCACCGGGATCGCGCATGGCCGAGGCCGGCGCGGTGCAGGTGGACTGGGTGGCCCTGGCGCGTACCCTGGCCGGCGCCGATGCCGTGCTGACCGACTGCAGCAGCGCGCACGTGCTGGCGGCCGCGGTGGGGGTGAAGACCATCCTGGTGGTCGAACCGGAAACGGATCGCCACCACTTCATCTTCTGGCCGGGGAGCACGGACACCTGGCAGCCGCGAGACACCGTGCTGGGGCGGGCGATCCGGCCGGTGCTGGGGAACGACGGGAAGCCCACCTTTGACTCGCGCCATACCATTGAGGAGGTCACCCGTGCCCTACGCCGCTGACACCGAGGTCCCCGTCGATCGCTCCAAGCAGCAGATCGAGGCCATGCTCAAGCAGCGCGGCTGCGAGGGGTTTGCCTCTGCCTGGAGCTCGCAGGGCGACACCATCGAGTTCATGTGGAAGGGCATGCGCATTCGCTTTGTGGTGCCACCGCTCGACCAGGAGAAGTACAAGCACGACGCCCAGGGCCGGGAACGCCGGGCGGAGGTGCTCGCCAAGCAGCTCGCCCAAGCGAACCGCGCACGCTGGCGCGGACTCTACCTAGTGGTGAAGGCCAAGCTCGAGGCGGTGGAGTCGGGCATCTCGATCTTCGAGGAGGAATTTCTGGCGTTCATCGTCGACCCTACCTCGAACAGCACGGTGGGGCAGGTACTGGTGCCGCGGCTGTTGAATGGTGGGAAGCTGCTGCTGACCGCTGGGAAGGAGACGTAGCGATGGCTGATGACAAGTCTGCTCTCGAGGGCACGCGATCCCTCACAGACATACAAGAGGACTTGCGATGGATTCGCTCGTTCATTGAGTATGCTCGCTACGAATTACAGCCGGGAGCACAGATGACTGGCGATCAGTTGCAATGCGAGGCTGACAAGGCCATCGCCAAGATCGACGCCATCCTTGCGCTCTCCCGGCTCCCCGCAGACCAAGAGGAGGAGCGCGGTTGGCTGATCGAGAAATACCGTGATCGTAATGGTGACCCAATTCAACCTGAATGGTGGGACGGTTCCAGTTTCAGAACAAATGCCGATCACGCGATGCGATTCAGCCGAGAAATAGACGGCAAACTCATGCTGTCGTTACTGCTCGGTAATACATTCGCGTTCGACTGCCGCGTCACGGAGCATCTATGGGAGCCAGCCCCGTCCCTCTCGTCACGGCTCCCCGTAGAGGAGCAGAAGGAATCCCGTGGGTAGACTGTTAAATCCCGGCCTCGGCGAGCTCGCCGACCGCTACACCATCCTGCAGCTGAAGATCCTGCACGGCGACCCGACGAACGTCCAGCACTTCCACGCCGAGCAGGCGCAGGTGCTGATGACGATGGAGCGGCACGCCAGTCTGAACAGCGACCAGGTACGCAGCCTAATCGTCTACCTGCGCACGGTCAACGGCGAACTGTGGACGCTCGAGGACCAGATGGCGGTGTACGCCAAGGCCCTGCTGGTCGACCCGCCGGTGGTCGCCGCGCTGGGCATGACGATCTGGAAGTTAAACCAGGAGCGCAACCAGCTCATTCAGCGGATCAACGTCGCCGCCGGCACGGATGCCGGCCCCGAGAAATTCTAGTTGACACGTGGTACGCACGTACCATACATTCACCCCTTCCGAAAGGCTGAGGACCCCATGAGCAAGGCACTTCCGACCCGCAAGGATGTATTCAGCAAGGACGGCCGGCGCTACGCCGGGTACGCGCCCGCGACCGCCGGCGACGCGAACCTCCCGACGGGGGTACGCGGCACCTACAAGGGCCCGATCTACCGGCTGGAACGGCAGGTGCGCACCCGGCGCGGCTTCGGTACCCTGGTGCATGTGATCGTCTCGTTCACGCGCACCAAGGCCAAGGCCCACCAGATGGCGGCCGGCTGGGTGAAGATCGCCACGAAGGACCGGTAGGCCATGCTGGTGGCCCTGGTATCCAGCGTGCTCGAGTGCGGCGTCGCCGAGCACAGCGACATGCTCAAAACGGCGGTACGCACGGCCGACTCGTCGATCGAGTTTGTGACCGACGGCGCTTGGCTCGATCCGCAGCAGTTCTCGGGTACCTTCCCCGATGGCCGGGGATTTGACGCGGTACGGGGCGGACTTACCCATACACGCTTCGACGCCGCACTCGAGCACGCTGGATACCAGGGCCACCAGCATGGCCTACCGGTCCTTCGTGGCGATTTGGTGCACCTCAACTACCACCGCGGGCTGCATTCCCGCTGGACGCCGGAGGTGATCGCCAGCTACGGGCCCACCCCCTTCGTCATCACCTTCCACGACACGTTCGAGACGCAGCCGGACGATCTAGCCTTCCGTCTCCTCGACACCTTCAACGTGCGCGGCATGGTGGTACACGAGCCCTGCGACCTCGTGAGCCATCCCAAGGTCCACTACTGGCGCCAGCCTTGCCCGCCGCCCCTCGGCCGCGGCTGGCCGGCGGATATCCCCAAAGTGTTCACTGCCCATGGCTGGCGCCCGACCCTCGGCACGCTCGGCTGGGACTTCCCGTGGAAGAACTACGACCTGCTGGCGGACGTCACCGCCGAGCGGGGCTGGAACCTGCGGATTGTCGGCAAGGTCGACGGGGACCGGCGGAAAGCGCTGGCCGCTCGCAACCCGAACATCTGGTTTGACGGCTACGTGGAGACGCCGGATGCGATCGCCAAGCTCAGTGCGTGCGACGCGACGGCGTTCCTGTACACCTGCGCCAATTCCGGCACGAGCGGGGCGATTCGCCAGGGCATTACGGCGGGCAAGCCACTGATCGCGGCAACCGGCTGCCGACAGTTCCGGGACTTGGAGGGTACCGCAGAGGGGTGGCCGATTCGGTGGATTGCGCCGAATGCCGATGCGCTCGCCATGACGCTGGACACCGGCGAGTACGGGTACAGCTTTGCCCTGATCGGCCTCGCCCAGGACCTCAGCTGGGAGAAGGTTGGGCCGCAGTACGCCAAGCTGTATCGAGACGCGGTAGCGGATGCCGCGAGAAACGCCCGGCGCCTGCCATGAAGGTCCTCCTGATCGGCAACCTCTCCGACCGCCGCTGCGGCTTCCAGAACTTCACCGCGCAGATGCAGCACGCGCTGCACGCCCGTGGGGACGTGGAGCTGACCATGTACGACGGCACCTACTCAGCGGTGTACGCACGCCAGCAGCTCCCCGGCCGGCATTACGACGGCTTCTTCCCAGCGAACCTGGACGAGTTCAACGTCGTGCACCTCGTCTGGAACGCCATGACGATGAACCATTATGCCGGCGCTCCGTGGTCCCTGCTCGAGGGGATCGTGCTCCGCAGCTGGTGGGACGGCGGCCCGAGCGACGCCTCCTGCCCCTTCGAGCCCCACATGGACGTCAAGTGGAGCGACTACCCGCGGGAGGGCTACGAGTACATGGCCTACCCAGTCCCCGACTGGGTGGACGACCTGCCGGCCACCGCTCCCACCTTTACCGTGGGTTGCAGCTCTGTGCGCGGCGATGGCGTTGCCAGCGTGCGGGAGGTGTGCCAGAAGCACGGCTGGGCCCTCAACCTGCCCGAGCCCGGCCAGTGGCTGTCGATCGAGGACGAAATCCGCCGCCTCGCGCGCAGCTCGGTCAATGTCTGCTGGTACAACACCCCGCCGCTCTGGCACAACCGGGCCAGCGCGCCCAGCATGCTGATCGCGGCCCTGCGCCCGCTGCTCATCAACGACGACCCGCTGGTGGCGCACCTGCAGGGGTACACCGGCGAGCAGGGTATCTACAAGGGCAGTAAGCACGGTTGGGACTACGGCCCGAATCTTGAGGAGTGCCTGATCGCGCTGGACATGCTGCACCGCACCGGCGGACTCTCGACGCCGCAGCGACCGCTTTCCGACCTGAGCTGGACCCGTGCCGCCCGGCAGTTCGTGCAGACGTGGGAGGCCGCCCGTGCGTAGGGTCGCCGTTACCGGGACCACCGGGTTCCTCGGGAACGCGGTGGTGCGCGCGCTCGAAGAGGGCGGGTACACGGTCCTCGTGCTGGGCGGGGTCAACCTGCTGAACGAGCACGCGACCGAGGCGGCGATTGAACGCCTGCCGGCGCACACCCCCGTCATCCACCTCGCCTACCCCGGTGGCGACGGTATCGGCGACGCGCTCAAGCACCCGGCCACGATCGCGCTCAACCTGATGCGCATGGACCTGAACGTCATTCAGGCGTGCGCGCGGCAGCACATCTCGAAGCTGGTCTGCATCGGCTCGGTCTGCGCGTACCCGGAACGCACCAACGTCCCGACCTGCGAGGAGATGCTCTGGAGCGGCTACCCCGAGCCGGTGAACGCCAGCTACGGCATCGTCAAGCGCACCCAGCTCGCGCTACTGCAAGCATGCCGGGACGAGTTCAACCTGAACGGCATCCACCTGATCCTGCCGAACCTCTACGGCCCCGGCGACCGCACCAAGCACGTCATCCCTGCGCTGATCGGGCGCATGCGCAAGGCCGCCCGCGACGGCGACGGCGTGGTGACCATCTGGGGCCACGGGGACGTCAGCCGCAGCTTCCTCTACATCGACGACGCCGCGGCCGGCATTGTCCGCGCGCTCGAGCACTACAATCGTCCGGCGCCACTTAACCTGGTGAACGCCGGCGAAACCACCATGTACGAGCTCGCCCGCATCCTGCAGGTCTACACCGACTACTACGGCGGCCTGGAGTGGGACACCACCCAACCCGTCGGCCACCGGCAGCGCAACTTTTCTCAGGTCAACATGGTGCACGCGCTCGACTGGCGTCCGCGGGTCGGGCTGGCCGACGGCCTGCAGCAAACGGTCCACTGGCACCAAACCGAATACCCCACGGAGTCCCTCTAATGCCGTTGCTGAGTACCGAACTGTCCGCCTGCCGCGTCTGCGGCGACACCAGCGCCATCGAGCCAGTCCTCGAACTGGGTCCGCAGAAACTCAGCGGGTTCCCGGCCAACGCCGAGGAAGCCGCCGCGGTACACACCGTGCCGCTCGATCTGCTCCACTGCAGCAACTGCGGCACGGTGCAGCTCTCCCACACCGTCAACCCGGCGCTGTTGTTCCGCGACCAGTACTGGTACGCCTCCGGCATCAACGGCATGATGCGCGAGGAGCTGCGCAACGTGGTGCGCGAGGCCCGCGGCTGGGTCAAGGTCCGCGACGGCGACTGGGTGCTGGACATTGGCGCCAACGACGGCACCCTGTTGAATGCCTGGCGCGAGCACGCCTGGGAGGGCCGGCCGATGCGGGTAGCGGTGGAACCCTCGCCGACGTTCCGCACGGCCCTCCACGACGTCAGCGACCTCTACATCCCGGACGTCTTCCCGACGCCACTGGACATGCAGTTCAAGGTCATCACCTCGATCGCCATGTTCTACGCCGTGCCGACGCCAGTGGAGTTCGCGCAGGCCATCCGCGAGCGCCTGACTCCCGACGGCGTGTGGATCGTCCAGATGCAGGACCTGCACAACATGGTGCAGGCGACGGCGTTCGACAACATCTGCCACGAGCACCTCGCCTACTACAGCGTGAGCAGCTTCCACGAGGTGTGCACGCGGGCCGGGCTGAAGATTGTGAGCGTCCAACCCCGCGAGATCAACGGCGGCAGCCTCCGCTTTATCGTGCAGCGGCTCGAGGAGGGGGAATCGGCCGCGCGCCCGCCGATCCGCGAGTCCCGGATTGACTGGCCGCTCTTTGAGGAGACGCTGGTGCAGCGCTGCGCGTCCCTCGCCACCATGGTCGACGCCGCGCAGTCTCACGGCCACCAGGTCGACCTGCTCGGCGCCAGCACCAAGGGCAACACGCTCCTGCAGATCGCCGGCCTCGGCCCGCACAACATCCGCCAGGCCTGGGAGCGCCACCCGGATAAGATCGGCCGGCACACGATCACCGGCATCCCGATCGTCGGCGAGGAGCAGGGTCGCCTCTCCCCGCCCGACCTGCTGGTCTGCCCGATCTGGCAGTTCCGACGCGGGATCATCGAGCGCGAGCACGACTACCTGACGGCCGGCGGGCGGATTTACTTCCCGCTGCCGGACGGGGAGATGTTTTGCGGTTAATGGCAGGAGGCTGAGGTCCCATGCAGAAGTTCAAGAGTCATAAAATCGTCGAGGCCGCTCGCATCGATAGCATGCAGGTCACCGGCCGCACCCGCACCCTCAAGCTGGTGAACGCGCCGCCGGTCGAAGTCGACCAGACCTGGTGCGCCAAACACCAGCCGGAAGTCGGCGGCTACTACGTCGTGTACCCTGACCACTACACCAGCTACTCCCCGGCGAAGGCGTTCGAGGACGGCTACACGGTACTCGTGGATACCGCGCCGGCCGACCTCACGGCCAAGGCCGGCAGCGACCCGATCCTCGAGTTCTTCGCCTACGAGCACCTGCCGTATCACCTGCAGGAGATTTCCCGGCCGTTCGGGGAGCTGGTGATTCGGATGGTGGGGTTGCTACCGCGGAACGCCGAGCGCTCGGCCATGTTCCGGAAGATCCTCGAGGGCAAGGACTGCGCGGTGCGCGCGAAACTGGCGAGTCCGCCGCCGACGGTGGTGCCATGACTGGGCTCGGCCTCGTCATCATCCCGTTTATCGACTGCCCCAACGAGACGGCGGACGCCCTGCACGATGCCAGCTACCAGCTGGGCGGGCAGGTCCAGATCCTCCTGATCGACCAAGGCAGCGCGGACCCGACTCTGGGCACCGCCGGACTGGCGGCAGCAGATCGTCGCATCCGCGTGTGGCGTCACGCCCCGCCGCTCCCCTCCCTCGCCGCCACCTGGAACGCCGCCCTCGACTACGCTTGGGAGCTCGGGCACGAGGACGCGATGGTCTGGAACAACGACATTCGGGTACGCGCGGGCATGTACGCCGACCTGCGCCTGCTGGCCGCCGCCCGCGATCTGTGGTTCGTCTCCCCGGTCAACTGCCGTGACGGCGACCGCGCGAGCTGGCAGACGAACCCGGAGGATATTGGGGTCAGCCTCGGTGGCCCGGACTTCAGCTGCTTCCTCATCACGCGCGCCTGCCATGAGAAGTACCGCTTCGACGAGCGCTTCCAACCCGCGTACCACGAGGACGGCGACTACCACCGCCGTATGTGGCTCGGCGGGGACGGGGCGAAGATCGCCGGCGCGAATCTCCCCTACCTGCACTACGGCTCGCGCACGATCAACCGGAGCAACGAGGCCGCGCATGCGTTCAGTCGGCAGTTTGAAGCCTGCCGGGAACGCTACATCCAGAAGTGGGGCGGGGTGCCGCACCATGAGCGCAAAGTGCTGCCGGATTCCGCCGAGGACTTCAGTGGGGTGGGCACGCCTGGCGGGTACCTCACGATGCCGCCGGCTATCGGCATTCCGGGGCTCTGATGGCGAACATCTCCCAGCTCAAGAACCTCGATACCCCCGCCGGCCGCCCGGCGCACCACCAGCAAAACCGCAGCGAGGCACAGCTGCGGCTGAAGTCCCGGGAAACGACCGACTTCCTCTACGAGTTGAGCAGCATGCTGGACAACCGTCGGTATCGGTTTGCCGGGGACACGATCGAGGGCATCTACACCACGGTGGACCACGCGGGGTACGTCACCGCGGGCCAGCGCAAGGCGATCAACAACATTCGGCGTGGGGTAGGCGAGGCGGAGCTCTGATGGGTCCCGGCTGGCAGCTCCAAACCGTCATCGCCGACAACAGCGACGTCGGCCGCATTGCGCGCAAGCATGCCGCCGATTTCGCCTACAAGACGCAGTACTACCCCTACTACCAGGTGAACGTCAGTGTCTGCGATGGCGCGGTGCTGTTCGGCAACCCGGACGGCGCTCGGTACCTGAGTCTGCAGCGGGAGCTCCGCCGGCTGCAGAAGCCGACGATTGAGAACCCGACGGTGGCGGAGCTGCAGGATTTCATCCTGAAGTCCGGGGTGACCAAACTGTTCGTGTACGGCCCCAACACCAAGCCGGTGCGCGAGCAGGTCGACACCGTGCTACAGTCCGGCCTGCTCCCCTTCTAGGGACCCCGTTCCATGCCCGTGCCCGGCGCTTCCGCCACCCTGCGCGATCGCATCCTCGGCAAGATCGTCATGCCGGGACCCGCCACCCCCTGCGCCACCTGGGTCGGCGCCTACAACGTCGACGGACGCCGCAGCGGCCGGCGCAACCGCGGCCGGCGCCCGGTGATTAGCGCCGGGGTGTTCCGCGGCCGCACGCTCTACGTGGCGCCGACCTTGCTGCAGCTGGCCGGCATTGCCCCGTCCCATCCGGCCGCCGAGGCCGGCCACCGGTGCCCCTGTGGCGTCCGCCACGACGGGCTCTACTCCTGCGTCGACCTCGACCACCTGTGCTGGGTCGATCGCACGGAGAACGAAGCGGACAAGCGGCGATGAGCGTCGGCAAGCACAAACGGCCGCCGGGCTGCTTCGCCTGCCCGCTGGAACGCGCCGGTGCGGGCTACGTCCCCGGTGAGGGCCCGGTCGGGGCGCCCATCACGCTCCTCGGCGAGTTCGCCGGCTACGACGAGATCGCCATTGGCCGCCCGCTGATCGGCGCCGCCGGCGGCTTGCTCTCGCGCCTGCTCCATCGCACTTTCCGCACGCGCGAGCAATTCCGCATCGAGAACGCGGTACGCTGCTGCCCGCCCGGGCACACGCTCAAAGGCGAGTGGGCCCAGGCTGCCGCGGACCATTGCAGCCAGTACTCGAACCCCGCGCTGGAACAGAGTTCTGTTATCGTCGCCATGGGCGAGCTCGCCATCCGCCAGGCGCTCAACCTCTGGGACCCCGACGTCAAGAAGCTGGTGGAGAACTTCCACGGCACCGTCACCGATCTCCCCGACGGCCGCCGCGTGGTCTGCACGTACCACCCGAACTTCCTCCGGGGCAATATGTCCCTGTTCGGCACCGTGGCGTACGACCTCAGCGTCGCGGAAGACGTCGCCAACGGCACCTGGCAACGCGAACCGATCACGCCGATCATCGACCCCCATCCCGCATGGGTACGTACGTACATCGACCAGTACCGCGCGGCCATCCGCTCGGGCGAACCCATCGCCCTCGTCACCGACATTGAGACGCCCGACAAGGCGAAGGGCAAGGCCGAGGACGAGCTCGACGAATCGGACCAGAGCTTCCAGGTCGATCGGGTGAACTTCAGCTACCACGACGACGAAGGCATCACCGTGCCCTACGTCGGTCCCTACATTCCGCTGGTGCACGAGCTCATCGCGCTGGGCAACCTCCACTACCTCTGGAACGGCGACTACGACCTGCGCCGGTTGCAGCGGCTCGGGGCGCAGTTCAGCGGCGAGATCTGGGACGGCATGTGGCTCTGGCACCACTACATGAGCGACGTCCCCAAGGGGCTGGGGTACGTGGCGCCGTTCTGCAGCACGCACGGCGCGTGGAAGCACAAATTTAGCAGCGAGCCGGGGCTGTACGCGGCGCTCGACGGCCCGCAGACGCGGCGCAGCGTCAACCGCACCGTGGAAGCGCTCGACCTGCGCGGCCAGTGGACCATGGCGCACCGGCACACGGTACGCCTGATGCAGAACGTCCTGAAGCCGGCGCAGGTGGTCGGGATCCAGGTGGACCGGCCGGCGCTCGATGCCTTTGAGGCCGACCTCGCGGCGAAGACCAAGATTCTCCTCGGGCAACTGCAGGAATGCGTCCCCGTGGCCGAGCGTCCCCTCACCGGCGGCACCGACCACCAGGGCTTCAAGAAGCGCCCGGAAGGCCCGCACCCGAACGCCACCACGCTCAAGAAGGACGGCGTGGCGAAGAAGGGCGCGGAAGACTGGGACCCGCTGAAGGTAGAGCTGTACCAGCGGCACGCGCGGCTGGTGGAGCTCCAGGTGAGCCGGGACCTGCGGGTGTGCGTGAGCTGCGGCCAGGAAGATGTGGTTGCCAAGCACCGCTGCGCCGACAAGAAACTGACGCCCTCGGTGCAGGTGCAAGCGCGCTCCGTCGTCCGCTACTTCTGGCAGGAGCCGTTCAACCCCGACTCCCCGAAGCAGAGTCTCTCCTACATCCTCGCCCGCAAGCACAAGCCCGGCAAGAGCAAGCAGACCAAGCAACCCTCGGCCGACCGGGAATGCCTCACGCGCCTGCGGGCCACCACGAAGGATCCCTTCTATGCCACCTTGCTTGATTATCGCGGCGTCGCCAAGGTACGCGGTACATATGCGATTGGCGTACGTAAGCGACTCGACCACGGGAACCGGTTTCACCCCGTACCGACGCTCAAGCCCAGCACCCTACGTACCAGTTACGTCTCCCCCAACATCCAGAACGTCGTCGCCGATAAGGACTCGACGAAGACGCTGGCGGCGGGCTTCCGACGCTGTATCGTCGCCGCCCCGGACTGCTGGCTGGTGGAGCTGGATTACTCCGGGATCGAGGCCATGCAGCTGGCGTGGTTCGCCCGCGACCCGGTGCTACACCGGCTGGCACGCCTGGGCATCCATGCGTACCTAGCCAGCCACCTGCTGAAGCGGCCGGCGGACCTCAACTGGAGCGATGCCGACCTGCTCGAGTACTTCCAGGAGCTCAAGAAGGGTGAGCCCTTCATGTACAACCAGGCGAAACGTACCGTGCACGGCAACGGCTACGGCATGACCCCCCAGGGCATGTTTATGATGTTCCCCGACCTGTACAAAACCGTGAAGGACGCGCAGTACGTGCAGGACCTCTACTTCGCGGTGGCGCCGGCCGTGCCGCGGCTGCAGAACGAGATTCGCCTGCGCGCGCATGACCAGACCTACATCGGCGGGCCGAAGGATGCCAAGTTCCGCAGCATTCTCGACGACCCGAACGCGCACCCCTACGGCTACCGGCACGACTTCTACGACGTGGTGACGCTGACTCCCATTGGTCCCGAGAGCAAGCGCCGCATGGAGCAGGAACGCATCCCGATCATCGAGATGAACGGCCGGCTGTACGCGGCCAAGTGGGGCCCGGACAGCAAGCGCTGCCTCGCGTTCTACCCGCAGAGCACCGCCGCCGGCAACTTGAAAGAGGCCGCGTTGTACCTCTTTGATGAGCCCGACCACCCGAGCTACATCGGCGACGCCTACTTCGGCAAGACGCCGCTCCGGGCGCCGATTCACGACAGCTTGCTGTTAGAGGTGCCCGACAAGCAGCTCGATCGGGTGCTCGAAGCCGCCTTCCGCGAGATGGTCCGCCCGATCGAGGAGCAGCCGCTCCCGGCCGCGTGGAACCTCGGGCCGTATCTGACCATTGGCGTCGAGGGCAAGCGCGGCCGCAACTGGGAGGACATGGAAAAGGTAAAGAGTCCCACCCCGTCCCAGCTCGGGCTGGACGTGCTCAACTACGTGCCGGACAATTCGCTCGCGTTCGACCGCAGTTACTTCCCGGCGGTCGAAGAGGAGGAGGAAGACGTGGAAGATCTCAGGGTGGTGGTCCGTGGCTAAGCGCACACGCAAACCCAAGCTCAGCGCCCAGCGTCAGGGCATTCTCGATCAGCTGAACGATGACGAGGAGGTTATCTTCCGCGAACCGGCGTCCCTGGACGTCGCCATCGTCGGTCTGCTCGAGCGCTTCGGCCTGCCGCAGCGCATCGTCTGCTACGACCGCGCCAAGGTCATTCAGGCGCTCATCGACGACGGCATGGACGGCGAGGGCGACGCCGAGGAGTGGTTCGAGTTCAACACGATTGGCGCCTGGCTGGGCGATGCGACGCCGGCCTTTGTCACGACGGTGGCCGATGCCTAGTCCCCGAAGGCCGGCCCGAGTACCCGGTCGAGTGCGCCTGGCGGTCGTACTTCCCGGTCATCCCCATCCTCGAACGCCGGCGCCTGGTAGCGCGCCTGCCCGCTTGGTGGCGGCCCTGCGGGAGCTGGCGGCGTCGATTCGCTCGGCTCGTTCCCGTCGGGCTCGGATCCGGGGTCGGGCTCCGCGGCGGGCTCGGGCTCGTCGCTGAAGTCCACGCCCTCCTGCTTCGCCAGCCCCTGCAGCCGCTCCACGCGCAGCCGCCGGCGCCGCTGCTCGGGCCCCTCGCGCGCTTCTTGCATCCGTGCCCAGCCGACGTCCAGCATGGTGTTGCCGAGCGCAATCTTCTTGAGCGTCGGGAACGCGACCGACTGCAGGTAGTCGCGGCGCGCGGCCGGGGAGTCCAGCCCCAGGTAGTACTCGTTGGCGAAGATCAGCGAGTCCGCGTACTGGGACACGGCGGAGGAGTAGTTGTACCCAATCAGCCGATCGAGGAACACGTCGTGCGTGCTACGGATGTACACCGCGCTGCCGGGTACCCCCGTGGCGTTGATCTCCCCGCTCACCCGATCGAACTGGCGCAAGGTGATGCCCAAGCCCGCACGCAGGTCCGGGCGGAACGCGTCCAGCGGTTGTCCGGTGAGCTGGTTGTACGTCTCGGGAATGGCGGCCGCCCCTAGGAAGGGGAGGTTCCCCACCGGCTGCGCCAGCGGCGCCGCCCAGCCCTGGTCGGTGCTGGTAATTCTCGCGTTGCTCTCCGTCTCGAACATGCTGTCGGTCGCGCCTTTCAGCTGCGCGAACGGAATGGTAAAGCGCGCGAGCAGGCTCCCCAGTGCCGCCACCGTGGTGTCCGCGAGCTCGCCCGGACTCGGAAACCCCTTGTCCCCGATGCTCGTGAACTGCTGCAGAATCGCCAGCGTCGTGCCCGCCGCCTGGGACATGCTGATAAACGCATTCATCGCCTGCGTGCCCAGGGTCTTGTTGGTGTACTTCCCCTCGTAGCGCCCGTAGATTGCCTCGCTCATCGGGACTTGGTTGTCGAGGTCCTCGCTCACCCCCGCCCAGTCGGTGTTGTGGCTCAGGTCGTTCATCACATCCGCCAGGAACAAGTACTGCGTGAACGGTGCGAATGGCCGCGTGTCGATCACCGTGTCGCCCATGCCGGGGATGTTGTAGCGCAGCTCGTACCAGCGCGTCCCCTTCTCCTGCTGGTCGGCGCGCAGCAGCAGCGCCGGCGTCAGCAGCGTGGCAATGCCCGCGCCGGCACGGCCCCAGAGCTCCGCGTAGGTCTGCGGCGCGCGCACGTCCTTCGCTTGGTCCACGATCGCCTGCGCGCCGTTAATTTGGGCGTTCAGGCCCTTCATCCGGTCGTCGGTGCGCTCGAAACTCTCCATCTCCCGCTGCAGGCCCTGCTCGAGCAGCGCGAGGTTCGGCCGCTCGGCGTTCGCCGCCTCCAGCAGCCCCTTGCGCTCCAAGCGTCCCATCATGCGCTTGCGGATGTTGAACTCCCGGCTGAGTGCCTGCACCTTCTGCAGGGACCCGCCCAGGTCCGCCTGTGCGTCCCGGTACTTACTCTGCAGCTCCGGGATGCCGGTGTCGGCGTAGTAAGCGCCCTTCTTCCCGAGGTAGAAGCGCCCGCGCTGCACGCCCACGGTGCCGCCGGTGTGCTCGAGCAGCACCTGGTTGA